TTGAATACACACTAACAAGTTTTCGGGCTACTTCGCTCTTGTTGGAATCCACATACCAATATTGGTTGGCCAACTGGGTGAGATGTTCCAGATGAGGTCTAGGCCCTGACCAACGCAGGCTGGCCACTGTGGGCGGACGACCACGCCAGGTAGCGAAGCCATATTCCCAGAACCGCTGGATGATATCTTTTCTATTCCGGATGCGTTGGCCAGATTCGAGATCATAAACTCCATAGTGCGATTTCAGCACCAAGGCATGATTATAGGCGCGGACATGGAGCACGCCTCCTTGCCCACTGACATCAGTAATCATGTCCGGTGCTCTATCATTGTGTTCTTTTGCATATCGCTCATACCATGGATCTCGAGAAATAGCATGTCTAATAGGTTCCAGATGGTCAGACCCTAAGAACTGAAACTTCTGCCTGTTGATAACCAAATATCGCTGGTTGTATGCCCGACCCATAATTTTAAGGCGCTCGAGATTGCATGTACTTTCTTCTTGGGCCTGACTCTCAGTGGTGAACATCACCAGCCGGTCGCTATCCTTGGTATGATGGTCGTTGTGCCAACCATAGTTGCGTCGACTAAACCGCTCCCAAGCCTGGTTATAAACCTTGACATTTTCGTTATTCATCATCGATATTGCTCCAATATGTTGCGTACAGATGCAAGATTTTCAGCTGTGAACTCTTCCTGATCCAGGAGTTCAGCAGTGATCATCTGCAACATGGCATAGGCCTGGATCTGCAGGCTACGGGGTAGAGTACCAAACCATTCCAGTATTTCTTCTTGAGTTTCCATGCCCCAGATCTTGTCGCAGAGTTCGACCTGTAGCGGAGTAAGTCCTTGTAATTGGATCATGCTATTCTCCTCTGTGTATCAACGATACCAGTGCTTCATTGATCAATTCTAGCCGATTTTGATGTCCGTCGGCTAGACGACTTTGGCATAGGGAAGAAATCCACAGTCTTCCAATACCGGTGGAACAGATTGTTGATCACCAGGATGGTCACTGCTATGATCAAGGCGCCGATGCAGGCGAACATGCTGTTGATCATGAAGTTCACTGCTGATTCTAACATGAGTTCGGATTTCATGCTGTCTCCCGGTTGGTCAATGCGGAAACGATCTGTTCGGCTTCCAGTCGCTTGATTTCAGATTCGATCAGCGCCAACTCTTGCTCGCGTTGGGCACGGGGCAGGCTCATGAGCACACGGACATAGGAACTGGATAGCCAACCCGCTTCGTAGGCATAGCCACGAGTCTGTTCCACTACTTTACTGAAACGACGCAGGGTCTCGCCCGTGGTCCGGCTTTCCTCAATCCAGCGATGCCAGTTCTGTATCCTCATCTTCTATCCTCGGTAAGCGACCAGGGCTTGCAGGCACTCCCACTGGCCCCAGGTAAATGACAAGACTCTGTCGTTGATGGTCACATCAAAACCTTCACCGTTGTGCCACTCTGACACTTCCATGAAGTCATTGTCCTTGGCGGTGTGATCGTAGGGCCGGAGTTCAGTAAACCGGGCCTGGCGTTGGTACACTTCCATTTTCAACCCCAGTCCTTCTGGCCAAACGGTGTTTCTTCGTAGCCGGCACAGTAGGCTTCGAACTCCGGGCTGAACTCATCAGTGATCGTGACTTCGGCACTCTGGTAAGTGGCACCTAAGAAATAGTGTGGGCGAAAAGGGCGACCATACCAAGCGTCGGCTGAACCGCGATCGTAGGCACTGCCATGGCGGGTGTCAAATTGTGTTTTAGTCATGCTCATTCTGCTTCCTTCCATGCTCGATCTTGACATTCTTTCCAAGTCCGGGCCAGCCACTCTTGCCATTCTTTTGCTGTCATCATTTCACTTCTCCTACGAATTTACGATAAAAAGCGATTTCAATCTCCATGGCCCGACAGAACTCCTGTGTGCCGGGCTGGTATCCAAACGCCCTGACATTGGCCTCGCATTCACGATACAAGGGCATCTCCCGTTTCAGCAGTTCGGGTGCGGTCACGATTCAACTCCGAAATGTTTCTTGATCTGCTTCGATGCTGCCATGAGAACAGCACTATCACCGCCTTCAACATCTTCCAAATCAGTATTAGGAACGATGCGGGCACATTCCCTGACAATCAACTCGGCGAACTTTTCGAATTTTTCAACATCTGGGTTGGCATAGAACCCAGCCTGTCGGGCAAGTTCTTGTAGTCGTTCGTTCATGCTGCCTCCAGTTCAAGGACCCGGGCGGGGTACTGGATGGAACCTTCGTATTCCAGTTGGCTACGCTCGAAGTCTGTGACATAGTCATCGGCCACCAACTCCCAGTCCAGGATGTACTCTTCGGTGAACTCGCCCGAGTATTCGATCTGGCCACGCACCTGCTCGACCAACAAGCCAGGAGCCTGGGTACAGGGATCTACATTCAGGATGAAGTAGTCTTCGCCGCCCTTGAACTTCCAGTAGGGCTCCGCCGCTGTGCCGTAGTTTTCACGATATTGTGTGGTGATCAGGATCTTCATTTTGGCTCCGTTTTCTTACTGTATGCTTATATTATAGCCGAAATCGCCTTTATTGGTCAACCGTGCAGTTGACAGGCATTTTTTATAAACTGTGCTATTTGCCCCTGCTGATCAAAGATATGATTCCCAACACCAACGCTACCACATAGATGATCCATGGTGATTGCAGGGGCAAGTCTCCGGGGTTCAGCATACAACCTCCTGACTAGGATGTTTGGGTCGACGCTGATAATCACGGGCACTGCGATGCCTGGCACTCTTCATGCGATTGTTCTTGGCCACCCAGTTACGGGCCTTGAGCCTATTTTTTATCTTGGTCATATTGCTCGCTCTCTGATGTCTGTATTTAGGTTGGGACGCATCTCACGGATCAGTGCCCGCTCCAATTGATGTGCTTCAGTCTTGCCACGCACCACTGCCACGATAGTGTAGCAGAAGCATTCTGGGCCACGCTCGCGCAGAGCCTCGTAAAGTGCCCAGCTCTTGTCTTCACTACGGCTACGATACAGATGCTTGTTCATGCGAGTGCGGACGCTTTTTTGCACGGTGCTTTCAGTCTTGGCAGTGACGCCAATGTAGAAGTCTGTGCCCGACATGATCTTGTAGATGATGTGGGTACGATCAGTTCGCTTTTTCCGTGTTGTTTTCTTACTGTCCATACACATATTATAGCCAAAATGGCCTTTATTGGTCAAGTAGGGCAGATATGTTAGTTAGTAAGCACTTACCTAGGGAGTTTGGGGTGTTGCATAAAAACAACACTGTAGAATTATTTTAGAGAAAAAGAATTTTCTGGTCAACCTAGGCTGTCCAGCCACTTTTGCAAATCGCCATACATGGTGGCCATCATTGCTTCGCGACTTCCAAAGAAAATGATGCGCCGAGTTTTCTTACGGGCATTGAAATCCAAATAATAAGGCCACTGTAACTTGCGATCCATGGCCAGTATGGCTCGTTTGGTCACGCGACTACGGAACATTTTGGCATCATCAGTTTCGGAAAGATCCAGCTGCCATGACTCCAGTTTCAATACATCATGCATGATATTATAACCATGATGTGTCAGCCGCATGCCGCCTTCACTACGAATGTTGGCCCACCAGGTGATCATGGCCTGCTCGGCTGTTTCTCTAAAGGGATCAGGTATATCAGCCAGCAGGCGCTGGACTATTTCAAGCTTTCGATTTGGCATTGGGGAATATGGTGTCCCCTTGCTTGAGCAACACCACAGAAAACTTGTCTGTCTTGAACTGCGTGTTGAGTTTTTTGGCCAGATTGATGGCATGACCAGGATTGCTGAAAGATACTTTTTTATATTTGGGACCGGGATACTGCACAAGAAGATTGGCCGTTTTGAAGTTGATCGGTCGTCCATCGAAGAACACCGCGTATATACCCTCAGCGGCTAGGACCTGTTCGGTCTTATAGGTGGCTCGATCTGTGGTTTCAACCAATACTTGAGGTTTGGGTCTTGACATCATTAAACTCCTACTTTTATTTATCTCATAAAGTAGGTAGTTTTTAGAAGGTACCTCCCGATACCTGTATCTCTTGCACTTCTTCAGAAACTGCCTGAGGTTTGTGACGGGACTGTTCCAGACTCAATAACAATCGAGTGATGTCGGCTTGTAGATCTCGAGCATCATTGATAGACAGCACAAGATCTCTCTGCTGTCGATTTTCCGCCTGACGCAATCGATCGATGAAGCGATTGATGTGCTGTGTCATACCGATTGGGCTTCGGCTTGCGTGCGGAACGGCCCTTGGTAAGGATATCGTTCCAGCATGATCAGTTTGGGACACTCTACCACTGTCCACGCCCGGCCCTGGCGCACGCGATACCAACCTGCGGCCAACCACGACTTGCTGCGGCTCTCTCGGGTCCACAGCGGGACCTGATGCCGCACATCATAGATGGCATTGTAAGGTCGATGTGTGGTGGGATAACCATAGATCTCATTGCCGGGTTCCGTGACAGGTTCTTGTCGCACGGTCTTCTCAAAATCAATGGCCACTTTGCGCTTGATAGTGGATATGTTTTTGTATCGCTCTATATGATTATTGATCTTGACTGCGAAGCCGCCGGGTTCTGCCTGGATGTTGCCGATCTTGCGATCTCCATCTTTCAGTATCCAGTACTGATTGGGTACCACTGGTTTAGCTACGATCATTCAATACTCCTTGATAGGTTTGATTCAGCCAGCGACTGTACTGTTCGGCTTGATCACTCACACGAGTCAGTTCGTGACGACCGCAGAACTTCATGAATCTCACCCCCACTTGACCGATGTCCTTGTGGCTGATTTGCGTCTTGATCGCATCATCTACATAGGTCTTTACTTCGTCCGGCTGGGCACGGAGATCGACCAAGGCACGATTCCTGTTGTAGTCATCCAACACTCGATGCTCTACTCCGTTGTGATCGGTCCACCGTTGTAGCATCAAGTTGTTCCATGCGTATCCTTTGGCGGCGCGGTCTGCATAAGCTTCTTGAAGGCCCACTTTGTTCTTAGTACCCTTGGTTCGTACGCCCGGGTAAGCGGAAAAAACATTATCACTGGCATCGCCGCGCATGCATTTCTCAAAAAGCAGCCACTCCGGATCAGGAATGGTCTTAGGCTGTTTGGTTTTCTTGTCGATGACTTCTTTTCCTTTGGCATCGAATATACCTTTGACTGTTATCAGCTCATCAGTGATTCCATTGTACTGGTCCACATTATCTGCCAGCAGTTGGACGAAGTCAGTGTCGCTGGAAACTATGGTGTGCTGATCTTGGGGATGTAAAGCGATCCAGCGGGCTATGATATCATCGGCTTCTGCGGCCGGGTGCCGGATCACTGAGCAGTTGGTCTGTTCAGCCAAGTATTTAGTAAACTCGTCATAAGTCTCCCAAAATACCCGATCTTCTTCTTGCTCACTTTCTGTGAGAGCAGCACGAGCAACAGCACGATTCTTTTTATAAGGTTCGTAAAAGTCTTTGCGCCAGCTTCTGCCCTCCAGGGCAAATATCACATGATCAGCGTTGAATTTGCGGGCTACTTTGTTCACCGCACTCAAGGTAATGTGCAGTGCATAGCCCACCTTTTCAGACAAGTCCGAAGCGCGGAAAGCCACATGTCGGGCTCGGAAAAAGGTATTAGCAGTATCGATCAGCAGGTAGCGCATGGATCATATCAGTTTGTTAGCGACAATATATTGTAACATAAACCGACTCCAAGCACCATGCGCAGATTCACCAAAATGCCAAGATTTGGGAGAAACTGTATCATGTCCGTTGTCTTTCAGCCACTGATCATATGTGCTAGTTCCATCATAGGGTCCGATATAACTGGTTCCCCACTGTTTGCGCTGATTTTCGGGTATTTTACCAAAATGATTGTTGCCATTGAAAAACACATGTTTGATCCCGTGACCGGCCAGTTCCTGATGGAAAGACCAGATCTCGTCGTGGGCTCGTGTCTGCACTTGGTTCCAATCAATATCTGCGATCCATTCTTTGTACTGCAGTTGATGAGATTCTGGCACCATGTCTATGCCCGATGCATTGACCTGATAGTAATCACCATCGATCACCCATTCTTCGCGTTCCCAAGTGCTCCACTGTATGATCATGAATGTGCGACCAAGATCTCGAGGGTGTTGTTCGATCCAGTGGCGAGTGGTGCGCATGATCCTGGCATTGCTGGCCGCAGATTCTGCATCGCATTTAAAGGTGCATTTCAGTGCATCAGACACTCTCTTGCCCCAACTCACTGCGAGATTGTCTGGATGGGGTAATCTGTGTAGATAATTCAGAGCAGGATCATCTTCAGCAAAGGCATACTGGTTGACTGCTTCGGCAGCAGCAGTATGGCTGTCGCCATTAACGTACAGTATCATCTAAACGCAGTCCCTTTTCGATCTCGGCCTGCACCACTCGCTTGCGTAAGCTCGAACTTGAGAAACTGTGATCTCTACCATTGAACACTATCTCGATATCTCGGGTGTCACATTCCTGCCTGCCAGTGAAATGCTTGCCTTCGTATTCCACGCCCAACACACGAACATCAAGTGGAAGTATCAGCAACAGGTCCACCAAGTCCTGTTCAGTTTGATACACTACCACTTCATCTACATAGCGGCAAGCGGCCAACTGTATCTGGCGTTCCACGATGCTTTGCACAGGCTTGTTCTTGGTATCAGGTCTATCAATGGTGGGATCAGTCTGTAAACCACAGATGAGATAGTCGCAATGATTCTTGGCTTCCGATAGCATGGCGATGTGACCGGCATGCAGCATGTCAAAGGTACTGAAAGTGATGCCGATCTTTTTTCCCTCGGCTTTGAGTTGCTTGATGTGATTGAATATCATTTAATTTTATCCAATAAAAAATTCGCAAATTTTTGGTGACCTTTGTTTGACAAATGCCCTGTTTTTTGATCGCATTCTGTATCATTGATTCCTGCCCATTGAGGTATACAGAATGAGTCGAGATTGTATATGTTAGGATCGGCTATCACTTGTTGCACAAAAGAAAAATCACGCAAGGCCGGAAAACCTTGTATAGGAAAGTCTTGATTGTTGGCTGCGGAAAAAAATAGATAAGATATCTTCTCATACTTAAACAGGGTAGATAAAAGAAAAAGATGTAGATACCAATCGATAATTTTTTTATCTATAGTATCAACTGCAGTCAGGAAGTCTTTGGTATTGGGTGATATTTCATCATCTGGTATCCAATTCATCGATAAAAATCTCAATTGACTGCCGTTACTAAATTGATCGGGCGCACGAGAGATGACTTTTTCATTGCTGCCATGATACCAAACTTCGATTCTATGTAAAAAACTCCATCCAATAATCACCAGTGGATTTTTATATTGTGATTTCAACTTGTTGATTGTATGTACAGTGCTCCGCAGGATTCGGTCGTTGGGACTGCCAGTAACGGCGATATTGAATAATGGCACGTCGAAATGATTAGCTAGATATTCTGCGTAAACTGGAAATTTGACATCGGGAGCCGAATAACTGTCACCATTGACTATCAGACAATCGATATCTTTCACGAAACCTCTCTTCGACCACCGCCGATATCTCGGCTCTGTGTATAGCGTACCGTGGGATTCATGGCCTGTTCCTGTTCCCAAGTCTCCATGACCACGTGCCTACACACATTCTGGAACCAACGATCCACTATTTCTGCATCTGTGTCGTCTTTTTTCAGCATGTAGCCAGCCTTGATCAACCTGGTCACGAACAATGTGTTCCAGTCAAGTTCGAAACTGCCTTCATGCATGCTGTCAGGATTGACATCTATGCTGAGTATGGCCACATAAGGTTCACCCTTTTCTGTAGCGATGTCTTTGGCTGATTTCTTTGCTTTTTCTGGTTTTTCTTTGGGTTCAGCTGGTTTCTCTGGTTTTTTCTTGAATCTATCAAACAGTCCCATGATTTCTCCTTAGAATAGATCTACTCGTTCCCATGGCAATCCAGCTTTGCCAAAGTGCCCATAGGCCACGGTTTCGCTATAGATAGGACGGAACATGTCAAAGTGTTTGATGATGCCCAACGGAGTGAGATCCACGTTGTCTTTGACCCAGCGTGTCAGTGCTGCATCATCACCGTCGCTTTTGATATAGAAACTCATGGGCTGAGCAAGACCGATGGCATAACTGATCTGGCAAGTGACCTCTGTGGCACGGCCAGCTGCCACTATGTTCTTGGCAATGTAGCGCATCATATAAGCAGCCGATCGATCCACTTTCGTTGGGTCTTTGCCGGAGAATGCACCTCCACCATGGGGTGCGTACCCACCATATGTATCAACGATGATCTTACGGCCAGTGATACCACAATCGCCATCGGGTCCACCAATGACGAATCTACCAGTGGGATTGATATGGAACTCCGTCCGTTCGTCAATATACTTGCCAGGAAGAACAGCTCGGATCAAGTGTTCAACTGCTACTCGGACTTCATGGATAGTAATAGATTCTGAGTGTTGTGTGGAGCATACTACTTTGTCGATCCTAGCCGGTGTGCCATCATCGTTATACTCAAATGTCACTTGGCTCTTGGCGTCGGGCCCCAACCAAACTCCTGCGGGGGTTCGACGATGCCTCGACAGTGCTTCAACAATGCGGTGACTCCAGTAGATAGCCGACGGCATCAATGCTTCAGTCTCGACACAGGCATACCCAAACATCAGGCCCTGATCACCAGCACCAAATGCATCAGTTCCAAGCGCGATATCGGCACTTTGTCCGTGCATGAGATTAGTAAAGGTGAAATTGTCAGCATCAAACCCATCTTGATGATACCCAATACGATCTACTACTTTACGAATACGGTCCTCGATTATACCGGCATCAAATTCGCCCTTGTACTCACCGGCGATGATGACACGATTAGTTGTGACCAAGGTCTCACATGCGCAACGAACAGCGGTGCCGCCTTGCTCCATGAAATAATCTACCACAGTATCTGATATAGCGTCCGCTACCTTGTCAGGATGTCCTTCAGCTACTGATTCACTTGTAAACAAATAACTCATATTTTTTCCTTAGGTTCCCCAGGCATTGCGCCAGATATCCACTTGCAAGCGTGGGCTATAACGCCACCCACGCTCCATGGCCAATCGGGCCACTTCCTGTGTGTTCAAATTGTATACTTGTGGAACTCCGCCCAATGGCATGAGATATATAGGTCCACCAAAACCAGCTTCGCGGAACTCGGCCACAGCACGATCCGCATCTTCTACATCCTTGCGAGTGGCCACGACGAACTTGAGGTAGGTATAACCAATCATCTCATAGCTCTTGACGATCTTGGGGTTGATAGCTTTGTCCCATGCTTCACCTGAGCAAGGCAGCTTTGGGCTCACTGAGAATGTCAGCTTGTCATAATCACGACCGTTGCGTGTAAACTCTTGATAAAGATACTCTCGCACTTCGGGGTACAGGGCTTGGCTACCATTGGTCTCGAATGTGAGATTGCGTAGTCCGTTGTCCTTGCACCGGTCAATCATCTGGGGATACAACCGCTGGTAGCCCAGCAAAGGTTCTCCGCCGGTGATCACCAAGTGTACATCATCGTTGGACCAGTCACCGCTCCATCGTCCGTTGGGGATCAAGGCCTGCATCTTGTCCACGATCACATCAGGTTCGTCCTGCTCATTGAAGCTCTTGAACTCAGGATAGATCGACGCATAAGTGTCACAGCCCGATGTGACCAATGGCAAGTCTTCAAACTTTTTGTATTTGTCAGGATTGGCTTTGACCATCTCGATGATGTCTACCACTTCGGGGTTGTGGCCTTCGAAGTCGTCGGTGCGACCAAACTTCCGGCATCGGAAGTTGCAACCATAAGTCCGGAAGAACACACTGGGCACACCGGCCCATTTGCCTTCGCCTTGCAAGCTGTAGAATACTTCTGTGTATGTGATTTTTTCCATGATCTTATTTAGACAGACTCAAAAATTTCTTCTTGTAAATATCGTTTTAATTCTTTGTCAGTGGGCTCAACATCGTAATGCTGTTTGAAAAATATCTCATAACTGTCCGAGCCATACTTTCCAATACCATACAACAGTGTAGCATCGTCGCCATCCCAGGTCAAGTAATCTCTGGTCATTCCAAACAATCTCTTGGTCCTCACATTGACCATTCCCAAGGGTTTTATAACCTCTTTGACTATCTCAGGGTCGGCTAGGGAGAAAAAAGCCGGTACGGGCCAGCGAGACATGAATTCTGGGAACACACGTTTCACAGGCTTGCGACCGGTCTGGTTCAGCATGATGACAGCCACCATATGCTGCCACCGCCGGACCCAGGGATCACGGGATGGCAACTGTTGCTGGACCATGAGATCATCGCGTAGGGGCTGGATCATCGGTCGTACACAAAAGGTGCTAGTTTAGGAGGTTCCCAGCCTTCGGGCTTGAGTACTTTGCCATCTTCGCGTTTAGTGACGCGTCCGGTCTTGGGATCTACTTTGTCAAAGTTTGATCGCATGACTTCTTTCCAAGCGCCTTCGGGATTCACCCCTAGACTATGTAGGGCACCCACAGTGACGACTAAAATATCGATCAGGGCGTCAAGATCGTCCACGACATTGTCGCTGGCGCAAAGTTCATCAAATTCTTCCTTAATGAGATTGCAATACAGTTGATATTGTTCCAAATTCAACTGATCCGTGGTCTGACCACAGGCCTGCATGAATTTGCGCTGATCGTTGAATACATCACTCATTTAAGTCTTTCTGGATGCGGCGTTGCAGATAACTCAGTAGTAGACCATACGCTGGTAAGATCACTACTAGACTGACGATGATCTTGCTGATGCTGTTATTGGTAGCCACCACATGCCAGTTCGCTGCCATGAACTCGTTGGCACCCTGGTAGAATGCTGTGAAAAAGAACACATAGGTGTCAATGAATGTAGACACCACTGCGCTTAGGCTAGGTGCGATCCACCAGGTCTTGTAGCGTTCACGGAAATACTGGAACACATACACATCAAGCAAATTGCTGATCAAGTAAGCCACACCGGAGCCTAGGCCGATACGGAAGGCGGTGCTCCAAGGAGCTCCACCAAAGCCTACTACCAAGACCGAAACGATGATGGCTGGGATGAACGCCAGACCGATCACTGCTCGTCCCAGTTCCTTGCCCAACAACCTAACTGTGAGGTCGGTCAAGACCACCACCAAGGGGAAAGTGAACGCTGCTACAGCCAATGGGTTGCCAGCGATGTCGATCTTGAACTGCACCAGATAGTTGCTGACAGCGATGATGATCACATGCGCGATCATGAGTTTGTAGGCCAAAGCCCGATCAATACCATTTAAAATCTTAGCCAACATGTGATTCTCCTTTAGTTATGTTGTTCTTCTGGGTTCCAGCGTCTCCACCACTCTTCCCAAGGGAAAACGATCCATTGTGGATCTGACACTTTGTTGATGGATTCTGCTGAGTAATCCGGCGTGTGTATGCTATCGCTGGCTTCGTTGTCGTACAGTACAGCCACACGCACATTCCTGCCCCAATCCACTTCTGGACCCCAATCATCCTGTATCCAGTTGAGTGTAGCACCCGAGTCGTTGATGTCATCCACAATCAGGATGTTGAGTGAATCGACAGCATCGCCTTGCATCCAGAGATTGCTCTCGCAATCCGTGTCATCATCACGCAGGCTGACTTTGAGAGTATGCATGGGCACATTGAGATACTGGCTGATGAGATTGGCTGGAGTAAGTCCACCACGAGTGATACCCACCACATAGTCAGGTACCCAACGATCTGCCCACATCTGGCGCACCAGTTCCTGCACCTGGCGCTGTACATCATTCCAACTCACATAGACTTTTTTCATGCAGCCTTTCGATCTTCTACATTGTTAGACAGCTGTTCCGAGATCCAGGCATAGGTCTTCTCGATACCATACTCGAGATTCTCGTCAGGACTCCAACCTATGGTCTCTCGTATCAGCTTGTTGTGGCTGTTACGACCCATCACGCCCATTGGACCTGGTATATTTTTGATTGTAACAGGTTTGCCTGCGATGGTCGATATCAGTTGGACCAATCCGTTGATAGAAATCATCCGTTCTGATCCCAAATTCAGGGGGATATCACAATCAGATTCCATGATGCGATGGATGCCTTGGATGCACTCGTCGATGTACAGGAACGATCTCGTCTGGATACCAGGACCCCATACCTCTACTTCACCATTGGTGCTGGCAGCAACTTTCCGGCACAAGGCAGCCGGCGCCTTTTCTTTGCCGTTGTTCCAACTGCCCAATGGCCCAAAGATGTTGTGGAAACGGGCGATCCTGGCACGGATTCCATAGTTCTTGGCGAAGGCCATGAACAGGCGTTCGGAAAACAGTTTCTCCCAACCATATTCACTGTCGGGATTGGCAGGATAGGCCGACTCCTCGCTCAAGAGAGGATTGTCAGGATCTTCTTGATTATGGCTGGGATACATGCAGGCCGAGCTGGAATAGAACACATTTTTGACGCCCTTCTTCACCATCTCTTCTGCGATGTTGAGATTGATCATGGCCGAGTTGTGCATGATGTTGGCATCGTTTTCACCAGTGAAGATGTAGCCAGCACCGCCCATGTCCGCAGCCAGCTGATAGATAGTGTCGATATCTGGAGTCACCAGTTGTCGTACATTCCGCTGCTCGCGCAGATCCATGAGATAGAATTCGTCGGCATCGCTTTTTTTATACTCGTGCTGTTTGATGTCAGCACCAATCACATAATAACCTTTGCGTTTGAGATCGGTCACGAGATGCCCGCCTATAAAACCACCTGCTCCACATACCAAGACTTTTTTCTGCATTTTATTTTCCTTTAAAATATCTATGCTCGTTCTAACTGGTAAAATTGCCAGTACTGTCCATTCCATCCGTGATATGATCCGGGATCAAAATATTTAGACTTCACGATTTGCAATCCTGCAACATCACACAAGTGTTGAATCTCCTCTTCGGTTCGGAAAAAATGCATGCCGCTGTCGATGAGTTGATGGCGGATTTTATGGCTAACATTTTCCAAGGCGTCGGCACTTTTGAGACAACTAAACTGACAATAGATCTTACCGCCGGGCAAAAGATTTATCGACCGCAAAATACGCTCGCACTCTTTGTCATCGCAGTGTATCATGACCAGGTGGCATATCGCCATGTCTACAGGCGGGATCTGGTCAATTTGTTGGGTGTGCCATGCACCAGATGTGTAAGGTCCGGCTTTGGTCAAGGCTTTGTCGCTGATATCTGTACAATACAAAGTCGCCACCAGTTTAGACAGAGGTTCGGTCACTGTGACTAGCCCCACACCTATCTCTAGACATTTGATATTTGCTAGACTTTCCTTGGTCAAATCATAGGCCTTAAGGATCTGGTCTAGGCTGGTGCCCGTAAGCCATGTTCTGGTATTTTGGGTGTGCTGATCTTCCCAGAACTCTTTGATGCTCATTGGCCGGATCCTAGCATCTGTTCCACTATGCGGGCTATACCTTGTCGTAGGCCTATTTCCGGTTGCCAGTACTGCAGAATATGTGGATCAGGTTCATTCTTCGCATCTTTTTGCACAGTGTCTTTTCCCTCTGCAGGCCGTATCACAGTCCCTGGGAAATGTTCTGCTATGATAGCAGCGACCTCTAGCATGGTCGACCATTGGAAGTTGGTGATATGATATTCTTTATCTTTTGGCAAAGTTTGATATCGTTGAGCCAGCACATACAAAGCCCTGCTGCAGTCATCGGCGTGCAACATCTGTCGGCTTTCGGTTCCATCGGTCCGCATGTCAATGACTTTTTTGTCACGCGCCTTGTTGATAAAGTCAGTGACCACATGGGTTTTTTCTGGATCAAGTTCTATGCCATAGACATTCCAAAATTTCACTACAAGGCCATCCAATGTGCGAGTGATCTTTTCGGCCAAACTTTTGGTCAGTCCGTACGAACTATAGCTCATACTGGCCATCTGGCTGGAAGCAAAAATAAATGGTTTTTTGGCTTCTCGCAGGCATTCAAACACATTGTGCATGATGGCCACGTTGTTCATCATGAATTCATAGGTGTCTTGGTATCGGGCCAGATAGGTACTACCGCCCACGTCCCATGCTAGGAAGTATACAAAATCACAGTCGTCCAGCGCCCGGCGCAGTCCGGGATTATACAAGCGACGAAGATCATATCGACCACCGTCCGCGATATCAAATTCTACCACTTGATGTCCTTGGGCACGGAGATACTGGCACAGGCTGAGCCCTATCTGTCCTTTGGATCCCAACACTAGATATTTCATCGGATGATCTGGCCTTTTTTGCGCAATATGGTCAATCCATGATTGACCGGAATGGTGCTCCACTCCCACACAGCGGAATCTAGTTCAGCCACAGCACGATAAGGACCGCCACCGGCCCATTGGGCATCAGTGGTGTCTGGATCTGATCTATAGTTGGGATGCCCAAATGAATGCATTAGGTCATGCAGGAGGATAACAGTAGAAGGCGTGCAGATTGGCGCTAGTAGTTCCAATTCACGTTTGACATGAGGATAACTGTGCCAATCGTCGATGTAGATGAGATCGTATTGGCCGGGTCGAGCAGGATCTATATTTTGTTCTAGCCATGCATGAGCATCGCTTTGGAAAAATTTCCAATAAAGTTTGAGATCTTCTGGACACCGGAATGTTGTCTGATCGAGATCAACAGAATGCACGGATCCACCCAATTCTTTGGCGGCACAGAGAAATGGCAAAGTTGTGTTGCCGGTGCGCACCCCTAATTCCAATATCTTTCTCGCATGGATCTGCATGGCAATGCTGAAGCAAGTTAATACATGGCGATCGCTGTCTTCTTGGCCGTGTTTTACCTTGTTGAGGAGATATTGATAGATTTCTGATCTCATTTGATGTCCTTAATGATTTCTGGCAGGTCCTGATCTTTGAACCCCCAGTCGGTGGTTCCGGGCTGGGCGGCCAGACCCTTGATATCTAGACTGCCAAACGCCACATCCTGCGGGCGTCGATCGTGATGCTGATGGAACACGCACAAAGGGCTGACCCAGACCTGCTGTTTGATCTGAGCTGAGCCAAAGCGCATGAGGCTGATGCTGTCGACGTGCCATCTGTGTTGGATGGTTTCATACATGCCGCGTACGGTGAAGAAGACTTCTCTGGCCGCCAACATAAAATCGCCGCAGCCATTGGTATGCCAAGCATCTGCCGCGATTCCCGAACGGGGCAAGAGATCTAAGGTTCGTTCATTTTCATGCACGGGTTCGCTCACGCTGGTAGCATCGGCCATGGCATGCACCACAAAAGTATTCTTGACAGCGAAATCCTGCAGATCTTTGCTGTCTACATCGCAGATGCCCTCAGTATGAAAGTCATAACGATCTGTGCGATAAACGGTGTCTGCCCGCAGGCGTTGTTTTGCGATCTCGTCAATAAGTTCTTGAGTGAAAATGATATCTGGGTTGGTCACCAGCACAAATTCTCCCCGAGCACGACGGATACCCACATTTTTACCGTGAAATTCCAACACAGGATGTTCAGTGCCAATGGTATTATGTAACTCTGCAGACACTGTTACGACTCTCACTGGTAGATGATGCGTATCATCTACCACATCAGCCAAAGGGGCGTAACCATCCAAGGGGTTCCATTCCACGACAATCAGTTCGAACACTCCGGGATAACCAGCGGTCTGATGATCCAAGCTGCGCACGAAAGTATTGATACGGCCGACAAAATCGTCACCATAGCCATCATTGCGGCCCACTATGACCACGCTGACATAGGGTTTGTTGTTGCTAGTGGTTTTCTTTTTCATGTTGGGATCTCGATTACATCTCCGGCCTGGGCCAGTGTTTGGAAATTCACATATCCGGCATATCGCAGGGCTAGTGTTTGGCGCACAGACTCTGGCATCTTGACACAGGGTTCTATAATCATTGAATATCCTTGATCAAGCAGTTGTTTGCACAGTGCCAACTGTTGGCTTTCTTCGTAGATGTCAGTATCGGGCTTGTAACTGATAGATCTCATGTAGAATGGCTTGCGATCTGGGTTAAGCGATATAAAGTAGTTGGCCAAGAAAGCAGTGTGATCTCGGTTGAACTGGTCTACTATGGTGCCCAAAGGAAAGTCCAATCCTATCTTGCGAGCGTAGTGAGCGAATGCACGATTGTCTCGCGGTAAGCATGGTCCACCATAGCCAAATCCATAACGAAGATATTTGTTACCAATCCTGCTGTCCGCACCGATGGCCCGCAGGGCGCGATCTACATCCTCTTCCAGTCCTGATCTTACCAGCACTTCGCCCACCATGTTGGCATAACTGATCTTGGTAGTGAGGAAACAGTTGGTCCCGATCTTGACCAGTTCGGCAGCCGTGAGGCTCATGGTATGCACATTGGGAGATTTCTCGGATTGGATCTTGTCATAAACCAGTTTGTATCGATCCATGACTTCTTGATCTTCGCCGCCGATCAACACCATGTCAGCATGCTCGAGATCGCGGATGATGGATCCCTGGGCGATAAATTCGGGATTGTACAAAACATGCACACCACGGTCGCGCAACTGATCCTGTATCTTCTGGCAATCGCCGGGATTGGTAGTACATCCGATCACTAATACTTTTCCAGAGATATCAAACGCAGATTCTGCCACATCCTGCACCACACGCTCTACTGCAGTGATGTCATAGCTACCGTCGGCGCGGCTGGGTGTGGCCACCATGACATAGATGATATCGCTTTGTTGTATCACGGCCCGTGTGTCGGTAGTGAAATCGATATTGCAATCTGGCAACATTTCAGCCACACCGGGTTCGGTGGTGGTGATGCGACGATCGTTGAGTCCGGCCACATAGTTGGTCCTGATGTCACTGCCGATCACGCGATGTCCACCTCGATCCAACAGCAGTGCGAAACAGATGCCGAGTCTGCCTACTCCGATAACTCCAATGTTCATAGTTTCTCCGCTGTGATCATGAGATGCCAGCCCAACCTCTTCTCCAGCACGCGGAAGATTTCTGGAGGCATGTGTTCGAACCAAGGCTGTTTCAAATATTGGCCGGCCTTGTAAGGTTCAATCTGAAAAGGAAATATATGATCTTGCTCAACAGAAACAATGCGGAATCCCGAACCGATCATGCTGATCAACTGGTCTTCGGTGTAAGTGTACGCGATGGGACAACCATATTGAGCTTCTGGTTGATCGTGCCCTGCTTCGATCATGAAGTTTTTCCAAGAATTGGCTGCATAAACCATGACTTTGAGAACAGTGCCCGGACGCATGTAAGACTGTGCTTGTCGCAATATCTCTGCAGGATTGGGGCTGTGATGTATGACTCCCCAGGTAAACACAAGATCATATTCCTGCACGGGTACGAAATCCGTCATCTGTTCAGCATTGCCTTGATAGAATCGACCCTGATGGCCATAGACATCAAATCTTTGTTGGGTCAGTGCAAGACTTTCTTTGCTAAGTTCTATACCTGTGTAATCGGCGCCAGCTCGGGCGAAATTGATTGCCATGGTACCGATGCCCGAACCAATCTCCAGCACCTTTTTACCTTGCCACCGATCGAACTCACAAAAGGCCGGGATGTGGGGTTCTGCTGTGAGTTTTTTCTGTTCTACTTCATCAAAATATTCTTTTGACCCTATGGGTTTGTTACTGTGCCTGACGTTGCAAGGTCTTGCGTCCCAAAACTCCTGCACTTGTTGGATGGTCACGGTCATCTATCGTCCCAGTCGTATTTTTTCGCCACGCCTCAGCGCAGCCATTTTCTCAAAAGGATCTTGTTTGCCTTCTCTGGCCCGATCCCACCATGACATGTCTTCACCTTGGTCTCTCAAGGTATCGGCCAACTGTTGGGCATCCTTGATTCTACGATCATTCCATGCAGCATGATAAAAATCTCTAGGATCATAAGGATTGCCCTCTAGCATGGGACGATTGGCAAAGGTCTCATCATTGTTGTTTCCAGTGAGATCAGCACGATCATGCAACACATCCACATCGATGTCTTGCATGATGTCCAGCATGTAGCCCAGATAACTGCACCATGTATCAGTGAGTTGATGCGGACTTAGATAACCGAACATTTCAAACCACTGGTGAGGCACTATGGGGAAAATAGCATAAGGGTGTCCGTTGTGTGTGGGCATGCGCAACACACGGAATCGTCCTGTCTGCTCGCGGATACGGCTATCCCAGCCCTGGCTGCGCATCACAGCATCGTCGCCCCAGAAAAAAAACCAATCGCCCTGAGCCGACTTTGCCAGCTCGTTGAGGTATTCGTTCAAGCGTAGATACCCCAAACGCTGAAATCCCATGGCGGTGTATCGCACACCCAGTTCTGTCAATCTCGGGGCTATATTGGCCACAAACCAGTCATAACTGGCTGTGTCATCGTCGTCGAAAGCCAACAGCATTTCGATGCTGTGTGGATCATCGGCCAATTCGGCCAGTGTCAGCAAAGCTGTTTTGAGACTGTGAGTGCGCCCTCGAGTGGGCAGGAGCATGCTGATAGCTACAGGTTTATCGTTCATACCTTAATTATCTGTAGCTATCGCACGCCTGAGTATTTTTACGACAGTAGGTCTTCATTCCACTCACGGTGTCCCTCGCGGAATGCCATGTTTGATTGTGTTTCACGCACTTCCACTCTATAGCACCATAGACGCTCGGCCTCGCTAGGACCCCACATGTCGGGGATATAGACGCCATTCACATACTTGTACAGCATGTCAGCAAGACCTTCACAGCCCAAGCGTGGCAGCACTACGATCTTGGCCATGTTCCGGGATTGCAACAACTTGAAAGTCTCCATCTCAGGATCGTCTTGTGCCACGATCAAGGTATGGTCGAACTGATCTTCTAGGATCTTTTTCAGTTCCTTGAGCCCGCCATAGTCGGCGGCCCAGTTACGCACATCAAGATCGTCGGTGCCGAAGTAGAACTTCATGGAAAAACTGTAACCATGGATCAGATTGCAATGGCTGTCGGCACGCCATTGGCGATAAGCACAGGGAAATGCGTCGTGATACTCTTTGGTTGATGTGTATTTGTACACACGGGTTTGATTGCTCATGCTTGATCTCCTATCATATGTTAGCATAGGCGGCAGAGTTTATAGAGCGGGGATGACGCCAAGACCGCTGGGAAAAATTATTTATCAGTGGGATTTTTATATCCAGGGTTTTTATAGTTGGCCTGTCCCGGGATCACTCCGCGCACACCGCCCACTGGATCTTGGGTATCGCCGGTCCTACGCGGAATGAGATGCACATGCGGATACATCACAGTCTGTCCGGCACTGGGGCCCATGTTGATACCTATGTTGTAGCCATCACAATCGCCCTGTTGTTTCAGGGCCTCGCCCCAACTTAATGCCACGCTCATGGCAGCACCGATATCGCTGACATTGACCATCTTGGGCACAAACAATAGATGTCCTTGTGTCACTGGATATTTGTCTCGATATATCACCAAGTTAGGCAGCTCTTTTACTATCTCCGTCCAAGGAGCCACTCCTTGTTCTTGCGCTTGCTCTAGATGTGTTTTGATTACCATGTTGATTTGATCTCCATTTTTATAGCATGTGAACTTTGTGTTGATACCATGCCTACTGCATTGAATGTCGTGTGCCGGGTGATCGATGTTTGATAACCCATCCTAGCGAAGGCTGTCAAGGGATTATCAAATCCGGTCTTGACACTAGTATATTGGATCTGACCGCGATTGTCAACACCTGTGGGCAAGGTAAGGTCAACCGATCCACTGATGATCTTTGGCAAAGTACCGGCACCGATCTGCCAGTCTCCAATCATGTAAGTCACATCTCCCCAAGCCGCTGTGATGGGATTGACTCGCGTTACCAGTCCAGGATCGATCTGCGTGGTAGTATACATGCTACCACCACGCAGTCGCCAGTGATCCTGCCGCCACGCCACAGTGGCTTCTGCGGTCATCGTAGATTTCACTGTGCCCCAACTACCACTGATGTTCATCCAAGGCGAATAAGGCAAGGCGGTGAATTGCCATGTGGCCCAGGTGTGTTTTCCTAACCTGTAATCCGGCATCCCAAACACACGGCTACGATTATCCGCGCTGGCTCCATATCGGAATCCATCGCTTTGTCCGTATTGCAGATCGGTAGCCATGGCCAATGTTCGTGCGCTGTCATCTTTTTCATCAAGTCTAGAGGACCAAGCATTGAGCATGTTCGTGCTAGTCGACGAATAGTCCATTTCCCAGGCACGACCATGATCATCTTGCACCCGGAGAGAGGCAGCCAGGCCGCCCAATTTCACGCCACTGATAGAACCAGACAAGGGCCGGAATCCCGATACCGTGGGCATGGCGATGTTTCCTGTGGGCGACAGAGCCAAACTGGGATCCAGCAAGCTCAGGCCCAGATATGTCCTGGTGCTTTGGCTCATGATGGTGTCAATCTGGCTGGAACTCAACCAAGGCCAGTTGGCGGTTATGGTCGCCCGGGTTTGGTTGTAAGTCATACCATTCAGTGGCGTGATGTAGATAGTCCTGTGCGTGGCATGGCCTAGATTGTTTGGATCGGTACCTACTGCTGTGGCGATATACATGGTGCCGCTGGCATCTTGTATCAAAGCAACACCTGTAGCCACGAAACTGGTATTGCTTTCCAGTGATTTGGCACCATCTTGGAAGGCCTTCAACACCGTGGCATAACTAGACTGATACTCAAAGCCGTAAATGTTAGTGGAACTGTTCCAGATCAGCACTTGAGCACCGGAGTTGCTGGACCAAGAGTTGCCAGGCAGCACGATATCCAGTCGACCGTCACCATTGATGTCTTTGAACGAGGCATTGTAACTGGCCACAGTGCCGGTGTCGTATCCTTTGAGCACAGTGTCTGTGATATCTGTGAAGTTACCTGTTCCGCCGTTCTTCAAGAACTGCACTTCACTGAGATCCGGCCACTGTCCGCCGACTTGATTGGCTCGGCTGATGATCACAGCATCGCTGACCACGCCCTGGCTAGATGCCTTCTTGCCGGTTGAAAGTTCGATATCAGCCAACACGCGCACCTCGTGCCCACCGTTGGGTGCTTGAACTGCCCATTTCGGCAGTTCGAATCTTGGAGTAGGCAATGCACTGACATGTGTGACATCTACCCTATTATTAGCAAGATCGATCACATAAGAATAGAGATTGTTGATGCTGCCAGTGGTTGCCTTGGCGCTGCCTTGGTCAGTGAAGATCACACCCTTGGTGCCCACCGCTGTAAAATCGGCGATAGCGATGCCTGCTCCGCCGGCTTGGGGATTGCCTGCCACTGCGAGCCTGGTAAATGTCCTGTTGGCGTTGCCGAGCAAAACCGTGGAACTCCCTCCTGCAGTACTCCAAACGTCATCTCGGCCATCACCATTGAGATCCGCGATGGCCGAGGCATGTGCATGTGTAGTGGCTTCGAGCACGATGTCTGTTCGATGATTGAAACTGGAACTACCACTGTTAAAGAACACTGCTCCGGTGCTGGACAACTCGTAACCGCCGCGCAAGGTTATATCGTCGGTGTAAGGCCCTGCGTACATGTCAGTGTGGCCATCACCGTCAAAGTCACCAAATTTGACTTCTTCTTCGACACCTGTGACTCTACGACTCACTCCAGTACCAAACCATTGATCAGTTTTGTCTATCAGTGTGCCACCAGACCAACCCCAGATGGAAATATCAAAATTTTGCCAAGTGGCTGCTGTGGCTCCACTGGGATTCTGCCGGCCGATCAATATCAACTCGTCGCCTGCAGTGGAATCGATGTCATGAGATATCAGAGCGGTCTCCGTGGCAACTGCCCCTGTGCCGCTCAAAGGTTTGATCGAACCTACTCGAGTAAATTGCGAATATGAGGATCCAGAACTGCTGCCGAGCGCACCGCCTCCACCGCCTCCACCACAGGCAGTAAGAGCCAGGCTGACTGAAACAGCCAGTGATGTCTTTGCAAAACGCACGATCGCTCCTAGGGTAATAGCATTGATACTATTTTACTCTAAGAGCGATTTTTTGGTCAATCGCAGGGTTAGTGCCTACTAACCTAGCGCGGAGCGTAGTCTTGCTGGAGTTTGATGTTGTCGGTGAACTCTTTTTTCACTGCAGGATCCGTCCGGAACGCACCGTGTAGCACAGTGGTCTGGGTGAGACTACTATGCGCCATGATACCACGGTTCTCGCAACAGCCATGAGTAGCTTGGATATACACACCCACATCCTTGGAGTCAGTGGCCCGCATGATTTCTCTAGCGATGTCATTGCAGAGTTCTTCTTGTAGGGTTCCTCTACGAGCACACCATTGTGCGATACGAGTATACTTGCTGAGTCCGATCAGTTTCTGTGCGGCAAGGATGCCAATATAAGCAACCCCAACAACGGGTTGATGATGATGGCTACACATACTACGAAGTTCACTACGAACCACGAGCATGCCCTCGTAACGGTCTTCTGAATCGTTTGGAAACGCTGTGCAATCGGGTGCTGGATCATATCGACCTCCCATGATTTCATTGAAGTACATCTTGGCCAAACGGCGTGCTGTGCCCTTTGAGTTGGGATCGGTCTCCCTATCGATCAGGAGCCGATCCAGCACCAGTTCAAAGGCTTCGGTGGCTTCGTCGATTAGAAACTGTTTATCGGTGTCGCGCACATAGTCCGAGATGTTGTCTCCGGCCCAGAATCTTTTGTTGTTGTCACGCATGTTTTTGCGGATGATATCGCTGAGGTATTTTCCTTTTTCCATTCTATTTTCTCCGAGTTAGGGTCGAGGATGACCAGTCATGTTAATCAATGATCCGGATGTCTCTGCAGTCCGGGTATGGGATGTATTTAGGTTTTTCATTGACTTTGGGCAACAATTCAAGACCTAGTTCTGCTTCTTCTATAGTTGGTCGGTAATGGTAACCAACTCTAAACACTTTCTGTTCCGACCAAGGGGCGATGGCGAGATCCCTGCCATCATAGCGTTGTTCCAATAAAATCCTGTAAGCCTTGGCATCATCCAACAGTATAGCACCACCTCGACCTATCTGTAAAGGCTTTCCGGGTCCAAAACTCAAACACTGCATCTGTCCAGGTTTGTACATGTCACGCTCTAGTCTGCGGGCACTGTCCCAGACTCGGCTACCGTGGAATCGATATTCGCCGGTCCACTCTTCGGGGATGAGCTGATATTCTATGCCCAGTTTGTGCATCAGCATGGGAATCGATAGATAGGTATAGGCAGTGAATGACAGATGTTTTGGGCGCTCATGACGCAAACACAATTCGATTGCATGTGTACAACAATCGGTCATGATGGCATATGGCGCACCAGTGTACTCGGCCAACGAGCGCTCAAATTCTAGTATGGCATCAAAAGTCATTGGCTGAGATCATCTCTTTTGATTTTGGACTCACTGTCTGGGGCTGCCTTATTGAGGTCACCGGGTATACCATCGCCAGGCATGAGAGATGATGTCATCCAACCCAAATTTCGGAGTCCACCCAGAGATTGCATTCCATCTGTCAGCTGATGCGGTGAGAATGGCAGGATCTCCAGATCTCTTTGGACCTATGCTGATGTCACATTGTTTGCCTGTTATGCGTTCCGCGGCTGAGATAATCTGGCGATTACTGAATCCATTCTTTGTGCCAAGATTGAAAACACCCGCGGCATATTGCCTATCTATGGCCTGCACATGGGCGTCGGCTATGTCTTCTACATGCACATAATCTCTCACACAAGTACCGTCATCTGTGGGATAATCATCACCATTGAGTACAAACTCGCGGTTGTCTCTCAAGCTCTCCAAGACTCTAGCGATGATGTGTGTGGCACCAGGTTTTTGTCCATGGCGTGCCTGGCTGTCTGCGCCGCAGGCATTGAAATAACGGAAAGCCACGAAATCCAGTCCATAGGCCTGGCGATAGCTCTGCAGCATCCACTCGATCATGAGTTTGCTTTCGCCGTAGGGGCTGATAGGCTCACAGGGATCAACTTCGCTACAAGGAACCATGACTGGCTCTCCATAACAGGCAGCCGAACTGCTGAAGATCACACGGGTATTGATTTTATTGTCCACGATGTAATCTAATAATTTTTTTGTTTTGACAAAATTATTATGATAATAGTCGGCAGGTCTTCCCAGGCTAGGTCCTACCAGACTGGAACCGGCACAATGCACAATAGCCGCTGGCTCAAATTGTTGCAGGAGATCCAGCCCATATGAACTACTAAAATCTTCTTGATAGAATCTATCGGCCACGGATCCTAGATGTCTCGGGCAGACTACAGTATCTACACCAATGACTGTGTGCTCTTGATCTTTGAGACGCAACATGGTCTCGCCACCGATATATCCGGCAGCTCCTGTGACGATGATGGTGCTCATGGCTGTCTCCGTTGGTATTTGTCCCCGGATACATGATCACGATATCTATTGCCTGCGCGATTCCACTGCTCACCGGCCCCGGTGATTATGTCCACGATCCTATCTATTGTACCATCGTTCCAGTCAGAGATCCGACCCATGTTGTGATGGGGTTCATCCAACAACAATTCTAATTTAATAAAGGCATCATCCATGCTCCAAGGAATATAGAGCCTATCAGGATCATTAGCAAAAGTTTCAGGAAAACTACGATAAGCAGGATATAGAACATTACAACCAAGAGTGTCGGCCTCCGAGACGGTGTTTGAGACCCAGTCCTGTAGAGCGCAATTAAATAATACGCGAGTATCATTAAGCAGATCGTAATAATCATTTTTCTTCAGGCCATCATAGATTTTTAGTTTACCGTCTCTTTGCATCTGCTCAGCACGCTGCAGATAGTCAGGATTGTTGCTACGCAAAGGCCCACCAGAAAACACAGCGAACTCAACGTCTCGGTATCTGCCTTGTGTGTGATACATCTCGATGAGATCCATAAAGAATCCAGGTTGTTTTTCTTGATCGAATCGGGCAGCGAACCCCACACGCATTGTGCGACCGTCAAATGGTCTGATACGGCCAGCGCCGCCGATGCGTTCCTGTACTTCCTGTTTGCCAAACGCCAAGCCCGAGATGTTGTAGATGGGAGCGGTCCAGCCAGCGATGCGCATATGTGCCACCATCTCTTCGTTGGTAGCCAGCACATGCACACCGGGGATCTGGTTTACCATCTTTTCATAAGTCGACATCCAGCCTGCCATGCCCCAGACATGAACGAAATCATCCGGATCAATGGCTTGAGCAAGACAACGGACAAAAATGCGAGGACGCTGAGACTCAGGCACTTGATCAAGAATATAAGGTAGGCTCTCGATACCGGGCTGAAACATGTCTTCAAAGTAGATAACATCTTCATTGGTGACCTCTCCGTTGCGCATCATCTGCACTAGGTTCATCATCTGACTCATGGAGAAATAACTGCGACCATGTGCGTCTAACACTTGGCCCACAGAGATCGATTGTGTGTTGTCGATGGTCGAACCGGGCACATATACAACATCTAGCCCACGACGATCAAACACACGCCGATTCCATTCTGTGAGTTGAAGGGTATAGCGAGCCTCATATGATTCGAGGCCCATGTAGAACAACTTACGCATGGCTATTACCTCCGGGCGTCTTGCTGCCACATGTCCTTGGCGTGTTTGCCCTGGATCTTTTTGTTGAACTGTTGGTAAGCGTAGCTCTTCCAGTTATAGAGATCTTTCTCGTCATATTTGTAGCCATAGTCCTGGCAGAATCGCAAGTATTGTTCGAGATCATCAAAAACTTGGGTCACGCGATGGTTGGGTTTGAATGTGGGTCGAGCCACGATAGTCTCCTTAGATGACTAGGTTTTGTGAAGGACGGGTTGTATTATATTCAATTACACAGCCGTTTTCGTTGTCTTCGGCCACTGAGATAGTGACATCTCGGCCTGGATAACGATCGGCTATGTGTATATATAGGTCGTCGGCAATCATCTCACAACTTTTGTAGTCGAGCTGTAGTGTGCCTTGATAGAGACGCTCCAACCAGCGTTTGAACTGGATGAACTCGATGTCGCGATCATTGTGGAACACTTGGATGCCGACTCGGAAATGGAAGATATGGCGATGGGCTACACCCAGGAATGCGACATCATCCCAGTCACCTGTGGCCAGTTTGGGATCTGTATCAGCACCAGGATACTTGTGGATGCCTTCCCGCTGGAAAGTGACCCAGATCATCCTTCGAGCATGATCCTTGATGCGTTCTGCTGTTTCTCTTTGTTCTTGGTTCATACCACTTTGTCCTCATCATATTTAGACCAATCAGTGAATACTGATCTTCGTTGCAGGCTGTGCAGGCTGTGAACCCACACGCCAGGGTTGGTGGCTGCGAAGTCTCGATCGTCGATCTTGACACAGGTGTTGTAGTTCCACAGTCGGATGTAAGGCACGGGTACCTTGATGATGGGGATGAATCTGTCGTATTCGTTCAACCCACCTTCGTGGAACTCTTCCACATATTCAAAAGGAATGTCCAAGCTACAGAAATAACCACGCATCAGGAATGTCGCGATCATGTTCTCCCATTTGACATAATCATCGCGGGTCTTGGGATGATATGAATCGTTGGCACCAAAGAAGATGTGCTTGACTGCCCCACCTACGCTGGCAAAGGGATCATCAAGGATCGCATCGATTTCATCCTGCTGATGATAGCCGATCACGAACAAGGTCTTCATACTATGGGCTGGCGTGTGTTCTACTTCATTACCGAAGAAGAACTCTGCTGATTCGTGTCCAGATCTATTCATCGTGGCCAACTTCTTGATCGTGTTCGTACTGTTTGCGACGCAACTCAGACAGTTGGTCTTTGAGTGCCAGTTTCTGTTTCTTTAGCGTCTGCATAGTAGCGTCGTCGAATCTACCTGTTGATTCCAGTCCACGGATCTTTTTGTCCAAGGTCTCGTGCATCATCTCCAGGTGACGGATACGATTCTCATACATCTACGCTCTCCTCTAGGTCGTCTAGTTTGTGTTGATCTAATTCTTCTTGGGGTTCAAATTCTTCTTCTACATCAAACAGGTTGGCAAACATGGTATGTGCGTTCACTGCCCGTTTTCCGGTAAAGCCGCGTGTGCCCACAACCCTTTCCCATACTTTAGCATGATCATCGATTATGGCCAAGCTCTTTTGGCGATCGCGAGCCGCGAATATCCGATCGATGACTTTTCGAACATCATAGTCGCTGTTAGTGGGATGCACCATCATGTCCGGACAGATCCCTTGGTCGTACAAGCGATTGGCGCGCTGCACAGATTCGATGTGCATCCAAACGTTGTGACCCATCATCAGGGCGTAACTAAAGCTGTCCCAAGATGTTTTGCCTTCTTTACCGATCTTGTTGACATCACCGGGCTTGTACACGCAGACATCTCGGATCTTCAATCGAGACGAGATAGGACTGTCTTCAAATTCTGCATGGATGCCATCTGCCATCACTGCATCACGGAAGGATCTATTGTCAGTGGCATATTTTTTGTCATCGGCTGTGGGACTCATCTGGTATGACCATTTGCTTCGATTGTCTGCCAAAATGCTATGATAGATCTGCCCATTGGCCGTGGCCAGGAACGGACTGGCACAGTCAAAACTGATGGTGAAGTTGGAGTTGTGATACTTGCGAACAGCACGTTGGATGTCAGTGAGCAACACTGCCCATTCCAGTTTTGATGTGCCCAAGAAGTGCATCCAGTCATGCGCACCTTTTTCCAACAAGCCATCGTGGATGAGATGAACCAATCGTTTCAGCACAAGATGCACATCACACATGTTCTGGCCTCCCATGCCCCACCCATTGAAATGATTCTTGTGTTTTGCAGGATCACAATAATCTTTCATTAGATCGTACCAGTGGTCGGCTTCGGCGTGGTTACCGCCTTGCAACACATTTAGTATCTTGGTCTCACCGTAGCGATTGGACATCCAGTATTCGTTATTGTGCTGCGTGGCTCGCACAGCATCTTCATAACTGAAGATACCGCAGGCCTGGGCAGCAATTGGATCACGGAAGGTCCATGTGGGAATATCCATGGTCATGCCATAGGTAGCAATACCCATCTGCCACTTCAATACCTTTTCGCGTTGTGCTTCGGCTTTTTTATCAGTGAAGTCTGCCCAACGACCTGGCCACACACCCTTGGCGATCTGGAATCCTCCAGAGTCGGCCAGCATGATAGTGTTAGCATCTCTATTGCGTACCATGTCCTCTTTGGGATCTGGCTTGTTGAGGTCTAAGTTGGCATGACCAGCTGAGTAAAGGCTCCAGCGATACGGGAACAATCCTTGTTGTGGATTGAGCCAGTTCATCTGCTCCATGTCTGGCATGGCCGAGGGCATGCGACTGGGTTCTACATAGGTAGTGGTCCTCTGCCGACCGATGTAGCTGGCGTAGAATGAACTGATGGCCGGCAGGAATATAGCATAATCATTCTGCTTGGCTGTGAGATCGTCTTGTGCGTTATTTTGATCCATAAAATTCCACAGATGCAATCAAATCGTAGTCGTCTTGATAGTGTCGCATCAATCGTTGTTTTAACTCCGGGCGTATTTGTAGTCTATTCCGGAAAAATTCCTGTATCTTCTTTTGTTCTGGATTGGAGGACCCTTGATTACGATCGAGATCGTCTTGATCCTGGAATCCAAGATAGATTGCTATATTTTTATTAAGATTTTGATCGAGGAAAAAATAAGTGCGTGGTGTTCCGGGTAGCACATCATTTATCAGTTCCGATTGAGGCCAGACATGGTCATCAAATCTGCTGGCTACATCGATAAACAATCGTTCTACGAGATCCGTGTATTGATCAACAAAAAGATCTGCAGACAAAAAATAATCTCTGTCGGTAACAGCCATGCCATCAAACACGGGCCCATTGGGGCCATGGACACTCTGTATATAGGTGCAGATATACTGAGAGATGCCACTGATCCACCTATCCACTGGATCTCTCAATATCACAATCATTTCATTAATCCTATGATAATCTGCAGACTGGGCAGCTCGCCATCCATGCCGTGAGGCCCAGTCAAGCATGTAACTGCTGGCGTTCTTAGGTATGTTGACGATAAACTGATCGTGCCCGGGATTGATCACCCCTGATCCATGTCCAAACCCTCGAGAGATCAATGCAGGTATCACTTGCTCTGTGCTGGAAGGATATAGTTGTACTCGGCGATGCCTGAATTCACTGTGATCATGGCAGCACCATCATCTGAAATCTTAACGGTCTTGTCGCCAGTGAGATCCAAGATCGAGATCACTTGTTTGACAGGCCATGCCCAAGCACGCTTGAGAGAACCTGTGATGCCAGCATGGAACACGAACTCTCCAGCGTGTGTGGAGTGATCACCAAAGAAAAACTTCAATGTATCTTTGTCTGTCTTGGCCTGGAAGTTGTTTTCTTCGGCGTTGGCCTGGGCTTGCATTTTCAGCCGCTGGATGCCGGCTATGGTAGGCTCGAACTCAATGTGCCAGTTAGCACCACGGAACTTGGCAGTCTTGAGCTTTTCTGCGATGATCTCAGAAGTCATGAAACGATAGTCGTTCTTGAAATCCCCCGACGAGTTCTTGAAATGCAGTCCCACCGGAGTAGGTGCGCCATTGCGATCTTGTTGTGTGACTGAGATGTCGGCATTCTCTCGATACTCGCCGAGATTCAACAAAATCTTGAGTTTACTGAGATTAGGCATGCCAAAGGTTCCAATGAACTCAGGTACAGGAGCAAGGAATCGCCCTTGCACTACCACTGATTTGTCTTCGGCGATGCCGTCGATCACGGTCTCTTTGTCTGTGCCGGTGATCTTGATCAGATCGATACAGCCAAGGTCGTAAGTGTGTTCTACTAGGTCTAATAAATGGTCTCTCATTGTGGTTTCCTTTGTTTAATGGCTTTCTTCAGTTGTTTAAGGCTATAATGATGTTCTAATCGATCCGGGGTATCGATATTTAGATCTATGGCTTTCTGTACTAAAATTCTTCTCTCATCTTGATCACTGTACAGGTTTTTAGGCTTGTTGTCAACCTGTGCTACCGGCACCGGAACAGTGTTTTTGGGTATGATCTTGGCCAAGGCCTGCCCGGCTCGCAGACTACGCCGCTTGCCCGGCTTCTGCAGTTCTATCCATGTCACTGCCCGATCTAATTCCTGTCTGAATACCACTTCAAATCCTATATGTTCACTGATGGACATTATCATCGATCCGGGTGTGTAACACATGAACATCCTTTCGGCATTGGCCACACCACCTGATAGATCTCCATCGTTGATGCTGAAGGCAAACACTCCACCCGGCCGTAATTTTGTATAGACTTCGGTGATGTATTGTTTGATCACTTCAAATGGCTTGTAATGGAAAAAATTCCACGCAATCACGAAGCCCATCTGATCGTCGGGCAGTGAGGCCAGCATCTCTTGATCGTCTTTTTCTGCTATGGTGATCCACCGCACTCGGTTGTTGTAGACTTCATTGAATCTTGACTGTGCAGGAACCAATAGATCCACATGATGATCAACCACATACAAAGGATCAAATGACACCATGTGATCGATCCATTCTTCCAGCCCCGGTCGCATGATTGCCGCAGGAAATTGCCAGGAATCTCTACGGCGGATCCTGGACAGCACGAAATCTCTAGTTTGTTCTGTGATGTGTATGCGACGACCCAGTATATACTCAGGAGAATCACCGCGGCACATATCTTGATAAAGACTGTAGCTCCTAGATAGGTATGCTGGCTGATTCTTTTCTATTTCACTTACAATATCTTGTTTGATGCGATCCAAGGATGTTTGGAATTGCTGCAAACCTTCTACTATCTTGTTCTTGGCTTGTTCGAGTGCTGTGACATGAACGGCATTGGGATTTTTACAGTTGGCCACTGAGTAAATCACTGGATCGATCTCTTGCCGTAGATAATTTACACTGCCATCGTGGGTGATCTCCTGGAGGTGTCTGCGGTAGGCCACGAGTTCAGATAGGATCATTTTAATATTCAAACAATGATTGGAATGTGTTATCGGTATTGGTAGATGATTCGAGATCCCACTCTAGCACTCCCAATAGGTTTTCAATCTTGCTGTCGATCACAGTGGCTTCCATCTCGCTGTCATCAAAAGGCAACTCACGGAACCATTGCGGCAGATGCAACTCATCAGTAGGATACCCGATGCTGGTCCAGTCTAGCACGTTGGGTTTGAGTTTGCACACGATGGTCTTCATACCGTCTACTATCTGCATGCTGTAGTTGTCCCCGTTCATCTTGCGTAGACTGTTCCAATTCAAAGCTGCCCGCACATGTCCGGGCATGTTGGCACGCCCCAGTCGCTCTTCTTCTTTCTGGAATTTGGTGAGATTGTTCACACGCTTGGGTGTGCCTTTTTCCCAGCCTGGTCTTTCTTTAAACGCGAATTTAAATTGTTTGATTTTTTCTACCACTGTGTCTCTGTCACTGCCGGTCAAGACATCATTGAGCACATCGCTGAGAAAGTCTTGGATGATCTTGGGAGTATCGCTGCGTTTGAGATCCAGTCCCATGGCCTTGACCTTGCCAGGCTTGCCGTTGACATCTATGCGCTTGCCTTCTTTGTCTATGATCATCACCGCATAGCGTTTCTTTGTGATGAACAGTCCACGGCTGGCTACCACTTCACGGCCACCTCGGATGACCGAACCCATTTCTCTGGGCACATGGAAAGCTCGTTCCATGAATGCTGGAAAACTCTGATTGACTTGATCAGCGATGCCATCGTATAAGGCGATGCAGGTTTCTTTGGACCATTCCATGCGGCCTTCTTCTACTTCCTTTTTCAGCACTGGCCATGCAGAAAAGTAACAAGAATCTGTGTCTCCATAGATGATGCATTCGCCCACATGGTCATATTTGCCCGTGATGCATTCGTTGACATAGGCATCCATGTGGTGTGCGATAGCCCGACCCGTCAGTGTGGTGCTCTGTCCGATGCGTTTGTCAAAAAATCTACAGCCAGGATTCAAGATCGCCCCATACAGACTGTTCAAGTTGATCTTCTTTACCAACTGCCGTTTGTCCCAGTACTCCTCATCTTCTTTGGTGGTACACTCTTTCAACTCGGCCTGCATCTCTTTCCGTTCTGCGTACCACCGTTTGAGCAGTCCCGGAATCACAGCCTCTGTTTCATATGTGAATATGGTACCGTTGGCACTGAGCATCCAAGGTTGGTTTGAGTCAAAGATCATCTTCCATATTTCAGCGGCACTATGCACACTCTCATCACCGTCCTTCCAGTCGACGGTGATCTCTGTGCCACGCTGTTGTTCCATCACAGCAGTGTACTCTAAGGTACCAAACAGGCCTTCCCAGGCCGCAGCGAAACTGGACCCATTGCGCTGCTTGTCCTGGATATAATGATCGGTCATTACCGGGCGGAGTTGCCCCACGATGGTTTCTGGGCCCATGTTAAGAGCACGGATCGCTGAGGGATACAGACTGTTGATGTCGATGCTACCAACCCAGTCGTGCATGCCTTTCTTGGGATAAGCAACATAGGCACCTGCGGCTTGCGTGTCTTCATCTGTGAACCTTTCTTTCCTTACGGGCACTACCATGCCTCGTTCGTGTGCTTCGTTGATAATGGCCTGCTCTGTCACGGCCACTGCACCCATGGTAGTGGGTAGCAATACTGTGTTTTCGTGTGCAAGAGTGTTGGCGAGATCTAAGAACTTGAGTTTTTTATCTATGTTGGCCAGCAATTTAACGTCCTGCCGGTTGTATTCGATAAATGTCTTCCAGTTCTGATTGTAAAGCTGGTCCAAGGTACCTTCGAACGCTGTCTTGGAGCCCAGCTCTTCGTATTCACCTATGGCATCCAAACTGTAACTATGCCGCTCTTCATAGGTGTATTTGCGATACAGTTGCATGTAGTCTAGATGCACACGACCTATGAGATCGAATGTGAGATTCTCAGCACCAAAGCGTTCAAAGGTCCGTTGCTTGGGCATTTGATCCCACAGGCAAAATCTGCGTGTGTCATCTTTACTGAGCACCCGCGTGGTACGCATCACGGTGTAAGGAATATCATAACCCTCGGAGTTCCAACCGCTCAACACATCAGCATCTTGTATGAGATTGAGGAAGGTGTCCAGCAAGTCTCGCTCTTCCCAGAACACAAAGGTGTTGGGGAATTCGGCAGCGATCTCATCGGCTGTTTCTTTGCTCATGTGGCGCGGCGGCATGACCAAGGACACCAGTTGATCCAGCCAATCGAGATACACAGAAATAGCAGTGATGGCATTGAATGGATCGTCTGGGCGGCTGAAGCCTCGCACAGGATCAAAATCTACTTCGATGTCAAAAAACGCTGTGTGGAGACGCGGTGCATCTTGTCCTTTGTAGTTTTCTTCCAAACATCGGAATATGGGATTGATATCGCCCTCGTAGAGATTCTTGCCTTTCTGTATGGCCATTTCTTTGCGGAACTCTTTTGAGTTACGGGTGGAAAAACGGGCCACAGGTGTGCCGTAGATCGATCGGAACTTGCCCCGAGGATCGTCATAATAAAAGATGTAGTTGGCAGGAAATTCTTCGTAGTACCGTTCGCCGTCTCGGCGACCTACGATATGGATGCGATCGTGATCACGATCAAATAATGCGTCGATGTAACTCATCTGTCTCCTGGCAGTTTATGGCCTGCCTGCACCGTTCTACATGCCCGTGTCGTGGGCGAATCGCTGTTGATAATAACAGTAATTATAGAGTCTTGCCCACAGTGGTCAGAATATTTTCCAACAATGAATGATCCTGCTGCTCTTTGCCAAACTCAGCTTTGTGAGCGATTCGGATGGCTTTTTTCAAGATGTTGGGCTTGATTTCTAATTCTTCGGCCACTGCCTTGATGGTGTCAGAAAGTCCACCGTTGAGGGTTTCGATCTCGTGCATGACCTGCATGCCTTCGTTGATGATCTGGGTGAGTTTGGCTTTTTGTTCTGCTGAAAAATTTCGGTTATCCATTGATTTCTCCTTTGCTGGACAATTATATAACAAATATGTTTGGGTTGTCAAAAGAATTTTGCTCACTTTCAATCCAAGGGTAGCGAATCCAGGACTGGGGCAGCAGCCGCCCACTCATAACCCTAGCGGTCCTAAGGTTGAGATTTCAATGAATGATATACTTCTGCTTGTTCTAGTAATTCTCTCAGCCGGGGATCGTTACGACTGGCTCTCAGTATTTCAATCCATTTGAACCAAAGCCTTTCATCCTCCATCTCCTGTCTTTTTTTGTCGGATATGGAATGGAGTGTTTTTTCTGTCGAGCCCGGTCTGCGCCGATAGACTGTTTCCCCGCCGTCAGGACTTTCGTAGATGTATTTTTCTTGTGTTTGGTTCACTTGCATCCTATGACCATGAATCTGGTATAAGGGGTTTCGGGATCTTGGAGATCCAATTCTCCTTGATACAAAACTTCCTGCATAGGGAATTTATCTAAGATATCCTGAGTGCTGTGAAATTGTTGGCCGGGGTCGTGGTCTCGGGCTTGTAGTGCTACTAGAGTACCCTCGGGTACATTGTCAAACCATTCACGTCCTGGCATGTCAGTGAGGCTGGTGTTGACCACTAGACCGTTCCGATCTAACTGTCTATAATCCAGATCATTAGCATCTGCTCGCATGTGATCCACGCAGGCGGCACCGATATGATCCAGCATGCGTTTACTCTGTTTCAGAAATTTGGGATTGGTTTCCACATTGATGATGCGCTCGGTCTTGACTGCAGGATGCAGCTTCATATATAGGCTGAGATTGCCAAACCATGATCCTAGAATGTACACAGTGCTCACACGATCTTTTATTTTAGAAAGTTCTTGTAGCAACCAAAGTTTGCTCTTGGTAAGATCATGCGTAAAACTGCCCGGGAGGCTGTATCCGCTGCTTTCAGTGAGATCTCGGATCTTCATACCGGGCTGAAGGGGTACCGGGCGCTGTCTGTGCCGTCATCCTCGGGCCATACAGGATATTCGTTCATACACCCGACGCGGCTATGGCCGCTCCATTGTTGAAACTTTGGCTCCAAGAGTTGGGATTCTTTCTTTTGCGTTTGTACCAGGCATAGCCAGCTCGATGTCCTGAACAATCCTTGGTGCAAGGGCTGCCGTGGAAAGATAATTCGTCTAGTTGCTCATCTTCGTTGTGTTTCTTCCTGCCTTGGCAATGAGCACGCTGGCTAAAGCCACGAGGCCGGGCACAGTTGATCGACCGTTTGTATTTTTCGGACCACTTTTCTGATACAAACTCTTTGGCTCTCATGCCAATGCCAATCTCTTTTTCAGTTCATTGAGAGCTGCAGTCAATGATTCTGCCATGATCTGATACACAGTTTCTCCAACAGTGAAGGTATAGTTTTTCATTTTTTCTTCGTCGCCACGTTGATGGCTGCTCCTTTTCTTTCTGGATTGGGATCTTGTCTACGCTTCCTTGCTGCTGCGGATGCTCGGCCTTTTTTGCCCAAGGCATGCGCTTTGCTTTGCGGCAGACACTTGGGTTTACCTTCCTTGCTGCTGCCACGGGCGCAAGGACCCATGATCTTGCCTTGGGGATTGAATCGTACCCATTTTTCACGGAACCATTTTTTTAGGTCTTCGGTGATGAATTCCTCAGCTCTCATTTTTTCTTTCCGCCGGTGCCCCAGTTTGCAGCACCTTTTTTACGGCATTGAACCAAAGCACCCGATGCGTAAGCGCTGGGCCATACTTTGTACCGGCTACGCACTTTGTGATAGCAGGCATCTTTGCCAGCCTCGTCGAGGATTATATTTTCATTTTCGTCGCGTCTGACAGCCAAACTCCGGGTCTCTCCCAGAGTGCCGGTCTTGGCCTGTGGTTGGAATGGCTCTTCTCCGTCCAGGGGAAGCTCTTTCTGCGGTCCTCGGCTGCGCCGACGGATATCTATCACATTAGATGGCACTGGTTCGGCAGTAGGCACAGATAGTGCAGTGGGTTCGGTTGATGGAGTGACCGTGGCAGCTGGAGCGATATCCAATTGAGGCTGGTCCAAAGGCAGTTGATCTCTGCTCTTGACAGAAGATTTTTTCGTGGCTGTTTTTTTCAGCGATGTTTTTTTGACTGCTGGTGCTGTGATTTGTGCCGCTGGTTGTCCTCCTACAGAAGGTCCTGCTGGTGCAGCAGTCACATCTGATCGTGGTTCAACAGCAGGTTCGATCTTGCTTGCTTGTTTGAGATCATTGATGGCTTTTTGTTGATCACGATCAACATCAAGGATCTTTTTTATCGCATCGCTTTGAGCTTGATTAGTGGCCTGTATTTGTTTGACCATGGTGCTACTGGCACCTTTACGCCCTTGCAGTTGTGCCAGGCTTTTCCGGAGATCAGCTTTGACATCGGTTTCGAGATCGTCGATTTCACGCTCAAGCTTGTCTATATCTTGCTGATCTCGTTTGCGTTTGTCTTCTATATCGTAGGCCAAGGCTTCGATGTCACTGGTGGCCTGAGGCTGGCGTGCCCGTATCCGGGCGATCATTTTTTGGGTACGAGCAGTGGCATCGGCACCGCCGATCGACCCAGCAGCTACTTCACTCTTTTTTTTTACTTCGCTGGCTTCTCGGGTGTACCGTGGTGCCTGGGTGCGGCTGCTTTGTCCGCCTAGGGCCACATCTCCGGATTGGCCTTCGAGTTGGTTCAGTAGATAATGTAAGCTATCGGGCTGTCCTAGGTTGAGCAAAAATTGTGGTAAAGCACCTTTTTTCTGATAACCAGCCGCCATCTGCAGTATTCGGTTTTTAACTTCAGGATCGTAAATCAAAAACTGCTCGTTGCTCATGTTGAAACGCAAAGGCCTACGGCTCATGCGTGCAAACTCTTTGTCTTTTTGCAGTACTGTCAGTATCAACGCGCCGCGATTTTCTGGGTTCATTGAGGCAGGAACATCAACCTCTTGTTCGTCAAGAATTTCTTCTGATATAGGCTCGACCCGTCCATTGACAGTACGGGCATATTTTTCAGCCGACGCTTGATCTTGGAAAGCAGCGGTCGGCCGATTGGGCCTGGGATCGACGACCCGGTGTGTAAGTTTGGGTTGATTACCTTGCGGCTGTTGCGAAAGAGGCTCGACTTGACCGCCTGTGCTCCGCGCATATGCATCAGCAGCAGCGCGATCCATGAACTGGCTGTTGCCCACTTGGAAGCGGAAGGCACCCTGGGGGCGCTCTTTTTCTACATCACGCATGGTGATATCGGGCTTGCCTTGCTGCCTACGGAGATAAGTGGGCATGTCGCTGGGTTTGAGTGCTTCAAAAATTTCGTCGAGGATCATGATTTTTTTCTTCTATATAATCTGCATTTTCCATCTGCCCACGGCGCCGGGCACAATACATTTCAACAGCCATTGTTGCTTCATCAAGATTCTTGAACTTTGCTTTAGATTCTTGGTTCTTGATAGTGATACGGAATCCATCGTCTTCGTTGCCGTGGATCTTGATCTCGTGACCGTCATCGGTCTTGAGAGTTTTTACAGCAGGACCGATCTGGTCGATGTCTCGTTCCAGTTTATCTTTGAGGTCTGGATCCTTCTTTATCTCTTTAGTAAGATCCGAAAGATAGTCGCCCAGTTTCTTTTTAACTGAGGAAATCACATCTTCTGTGGTGGCAGCTGACTCTGCGAATGGCCTGCGGTCGTCCATCTCTTCTCGGCTGCCCATGCGATCATCCAAGGCATCTTTCACATACTGAACATAAGCTGAGATATCAGAGGACCCAATTTCTTCGAAATCGCCTTCACCTTCGGTGACATCATCGATGGCCTGCATCAATGCTTCTACGCCATATTTGACGATCCATTCGGGATGCTGATTAACGATCCTGCGGGTGACAGCCTGCGCCATGGGATTGGCATCCTGGTCTTCTTTGATGATGCCAGCATTTCTTGCGGCTAAATCTAGTGTGGCTAATCTTTCTTTGGCTGCAGCTTTGCTTTCTGTGTCCAATCCGGGTTGACTCAACATGCGGAACAAAATATCACGCTTGTCGAGGTAATCTTTTTTGTCTTTGATGACATTGTACCCGCTTCGATTGAAAGAGACGACATCGCCTTCTTGCATCTCATCTTCACCCACGAGATATCCCAGCGTGGCATTTTTTCCGGGATATGGTCCTGCTAACTGAGGAGAGGTATCGGCGGGTCGGAACAGGGCCGGCAACTGCTTGACCGACTTCTGTGCAGCGTCAAGATTTTCTAGGATGCGATAGATGTCGTGATCGCTCATTCTCTGTTCTCTTTGAGGTAAGCTTTCATCTGCCAGGCATATTTGCCATGGCTCTCTTGACGCTCGGCGGCGAAATTAGCGATGTCTTCACGACCTTCTTGGCTGGCAGCATCAAACAATTGTTTGCTGAGATCGATCATGGTCTGTGTATCCGCCAAAAGTTCTGTGAGCATAAGCCGTGCCCGGGGAACTTTGATTTGTTCAGTGATCAAGCTGAGTTCTTGGAAACGCTGCAGGCTACCCGGTGCATATTCACCGGTGGTGCGGATGAATTCAGCAGTCTTGTCGATGCTGTCTTGAGTGTCTTCGTAGACCTTAGACAGGAATTTGTGTAATTCACCAAAGTTACTGCCCTCCACATTCCAATGGAATCCCCAGGCCTTGGTGAAATAGGCATAACTTGTGCCTAAAAATGTTTTGAGATCATCTACCAGCATTGCGTTTCCGTTTCTTTCCTGATTTAAAACTATTCATATATTTAGCAGGCCCGCTCAAACCCTGCCGCGAGATCATAGTGCCCAGAGGTTGGATTACAGGCGCCATGCTGCCAGCTACACTGGCCCCGGCAGACGCATCTTCACGCATGAATTCTCGGGCTCTCACGGTCGTATCTCCAAAGTCTTTTTGTCCAACCAGGCAGCAGGACCACGGTCTATACGATGTCCACCTATGGTAAATTTGGCGATCTGTGGACCCACTGGTTCCACTCTGATCTGATATTGTCCCGGGGGTGCTGAAATCTGCAAGTGTTCTTCTAGATAACAATCAGGCCAACGGTAGGTGCGTTCGGCAAACATTTCGTCATTGACATAGATGCGATATACCGGATCTAGTCCTTCCCACTTGCAATCTAGATTGAATACAGCCCTGACGAATACTGGTTCCATCCAGTATTTATGTACTGTTTACTTGACTTCTTTGGGTTGTCCTACCAGCACATTGGGATTGAGATACTGTGCCCGGATCACCCGCCTTGCCATTTCGGCATTGCGGGCCATCACAGTAGTGTCCATCTGCTGTGTATATCCTTTTTGCTGCAGTTTAAGCCTCACTCGGTAGGTCTTGAGAGGTGGACGAGTTTGGAATTCCTGAGCTCGCATACTAGAACACCGGGGGAGGGGGCAAGTTGGGAGGTCCCGGGGGAGCAGAACTCACTGGTGCCACTCCTGGTGGGGGAGGCGGAGGAGGCATCCCAACAGGTGCAGCTGGTGCAGCAGGTTTGAATGCAGGTGGTGCCACAGATGCAGTGGATGTGGGTGCGGGAGACACAGGTCTAGCGTTGGGCACAGCACCAGCAGCAGCATCCAAGGCCTTGGCTTTGAGATCTTTGTCGTTGCCGGCCAACATGATGCCCGACAGGGTACCAGTCAAGAATGTGGCTATGGGTATGATCAGCTCAAAGAACTTCTGGTCGATGGGGCTGATAGCGTTGAGAGGCTGTGTGACGAAGATGATGCTGTACAGAACAACAAACACGATGCCCACCAAGGTCAGTGCCAGACAGATGCCTATGAAAAACTTGAGGCGAGCCATCAACTGTTCTTCGGTGTACATGAAAAACGGTTCGGGTTGTTTGTCTTTGTCGAAAGGGTTGGGTAGGTTCATTTACAAGCGACTCCTGTGGTAGAAGGGGTTGGCACGGCTGGTTTCGCTGCAGCCGAGGCTGGTGTGTCACTGGGTGGTCCCAGTCTCGGGTCTCGTTGACCCTTGAATATGTGCTCGGGGCAGGTGCGAGTGACATCACACAAGGGTTTTTGGCATTGTGGGCTGTCCCAGTTGGCTGGATCCTGGCAAGGGTAGCGGAAACTGTCACCGCCGAAGATGGCCAACATCAGCGGTACGAAAATCAGCAGGCCCAACCATTTGAATAGTTTTTTATCGTTCATTGCGTTAGGTGCTCCTATGCCAATATTTAGCCAAAACAAAGCCCGCCAAAGTGACGGGCTTGTTACGCAAATAGGCGTACTTTATTTGTTGGCCAAGGGATTGTCCAAGGCTTTCTTGATCTTGTCATCCACTTCTTTCCTGACTTCACGCAGCTCATTGCGGACTTCTTTGACATCTTGCATGGTCTCTCGCTGTGTCTGCTTGGCACCACGCTCCACTGAATCCACTGTGTTTTCCAGCCTGCGTATATCGCCTTTGAGATCGTTCTTGATGTTGTTGGTGTACTCAGTGGCCTGCTCGGCCTGCTTGGTTATCACAGCCAGTCGCTTGTCAAACTCACTGAGATCCGGCGCCACATATTCAGCGATGCGTTTCTTCATGCTGGTGTAGTCTTTGTAGACTTCAAAAGCACCATACAAGCCGCCCAAGATGGAACTTATGATGGTGGCTGCCACCATGAGTTTGGCCGGCGTGAACTCGTAGCCACCTATAGAGATCACTGTGTCCTTGCTGGCATACTTCTTGACCGCTGCATCCATGGCATCGATGTGCTTGTTTACATCTTTGATTTCTTCACCCATTTTCCTGCTCCTTTATTTGTTTAAGACCCAGTGGATCCCATATTTTCTTTTTTTCTACCTTTTTCGGTTCGTAATGGAAGTACAGTATGTAATACAGTACCGCAAAACACTCCAGTATCACGAACACAAAAAATGATTCCATTATCAATGACATGATTATTTTTCTTGTTATCTCCTCAACTGATACTGTTGATCTATCATGTCTTGGTGCATCCTATCGCTGGCTCCGTTGAGTTGACGTAGCAGGCTGCGATTGTCCACATTGTCTTTGTTGTATTGCCGTGCCATGGCTCTGGCGTTGATGTCGGGCACTATGGCATTGTTGTAGCTGTCAAATCCCGGAGTATAGTTCATGAGTCCCAGGACCACTGCTTGGCTGGCAGTCTGGGCTTCGATGGTGGCGGCCCGTGATATGTCATTGGCCAGCTCTCGGGCTTTTTCTGTGGCAGCCTTCTTTACTGCTTCTCGTCGTTGGGCCTGTGAGTTGGTGTCGGACTTTTTGTCTGATTTGGCATCGGATGACGAGGTTTTCTCTTTTGAGTCTCCGGATGTTTCCTTGGTGTCCTTTTTAGTATCAGCACTGGCTGTCTCCCGTTTCTCCACTGTATTTACTACGGCCTCTACAGCGGCAGCCGTCTGCTTTTGTTCGGCCTGTGCTGCCTGTGTTTGTTGCTGTGTGGGCGCTGCCGCAGGTGTGGGCTGCTGGGGTTGAATGTCTCGGTTGTCGGAACCACCAGTGGTCTTGACCACAGCAGTGGGATCAGCGGCATCGCTTTTGGTAGTCAGTACCGAGTTCACTGTGCTGTCTGACACCAAGGCCACTGTAGTGTTTATAGTGCCGTTGGATTTGATGTCTATGGCGGGTTCAGAAGTAGATGCTGTGGCAGTAGATGATGTAGAGGTCGTGGAATAGTTGGGACACAATGTATTGCTCTGGCTGTTGGTGCTGCAGGCCGCCAGCGTGGTCTGATAACTAGGGCAATAGGTGTACAACAGTTGATTCACTGAGCATTCTGCTGATGCTGTCTGATAGGCAGGACAATAGGTATGGCTCAAGGGATTGGCTGAACATTGTTCCACTGCTGCAGTATATCCAGTACAACCTGAATCATAGAAAGGGTTGAGGCTGCACTGCTGGCTGTAGTAGGCCTGGGCGTAACCGGGACAGGTCACAGCATACAAGGAATTGATGCTGCACTGCTGGGCATGATAGGCAACAGCATAGCCAGGACAGGTGCTGTCATAGAGAGCATTGATCGAGCACTGCTGATTGAAATAGGCTTGAGCATAACCAGGACAATTGGGAGAAAACAAAGGATTCTGGGCACACACATCCGTGGTCTCTGTGCCTGAGAATGTGTAGGCAGTACCGGCAGTGGCAGTCATAGTAGCGGCTGGTCCAAAATGTTTCTGATAGTATTGACCCTGGCTGATGTCACCGGCGATACCGATCAAAGGTGTTGCGTTGGCCGACAGATTGATTTGGCTGTAGTTGATGCCGATGTAGCCGGAATCTTTGATGTTGACGCTGAAGGTGTTTTCGTTGTTGGTGCCGATCTCATTCACACGATTCCAAGTGTATTTGATGCCAGTGCCAGCATCAGTCTGCTCTGTGTAGAAAGTGCTGTTGGCACCGGGGATGAGATCTGTGTTGAGTGCATAGATGGCATAACGCCAGGGAGAGTTAGGCGATAATACTTGACCGTTGAGATCAGTTCCTGAACAACAGAAACCACCAGGGTTGGGATCCAAGAAGCCCACTACACCGTTGGTGTACATCACCGATGTGGTGAACAGTTGACCGTAGAAGGGAAATATAAACGGCAAGTTCACTATGGCATAGCCATCGTCGCTCATGTTGTAGTAGGTCTTGTAACCTGGACAGGAGGGATTGCTCTGTGGATTGGCCACGCAAGGATCCACTGGTGCTGCTGTATAGTTGAGCTGCAGACTGACATTACGCACCTGCGGGCCATAATAACCGTTCCAAGAGCCAGCGTCACTGCCGGTGAATTCTACACCAAGCGTGCCAGCGTTGGCGATTTCCAAAGGTGTGGCCAAAGACTTGGTGCCACCATACCAGTTCCATTCGCTGGGCCCAGTGTAGGTGCGAGTGTCAGACAGTATCCTGGTACCTCCGGAGTTGGTCATGAATGTGGTGGCTGTGAGCACATCATTGTAGGCGGGTTGACCACCCAGACCGCCGTTCATGTTACGGACTTCATAACCCCAGTTGTAACCGTTGATTTGTACACCAGCATTTACTCCGGCCAAGGCTTGATTGATGGCTATGACTTGTGCCACAGTGGTCTGGCCATAACTCCAGTGTATCTTGCCTGATTGACCATTGCTGCTACCCGATGTGTCCAAGAAGGGTGCCGACCCTGAATAGGAAGTACAACATCCCCATAATTGCCCAGGCGGGGTACCATTGAGTTGGCTGTAACCCCCGATCCCAGTCCACACGCCCGTACCGGCGATGCCGGGCTGATTGGTGATCAGATTGGCAGTGGTGTCAGCCCAGGCTATGGAACTAACGAGTAGGAGCAGCGACAGCAGGCGACGCACAGCCCATCCGCTCCCTGACTAAAAGATCTTCACCACGATAATCACCGCAAGCGGCCTTGGCTCCGGGCCTGACATCCTCGGGTTTCTCTTCCCGCTTGGGCGGGTTGGGTATGTTGTAGAAACCTACATTTTCCTTCTGTGCAGAATCAGGTTTGACACCACGCTCGTCCCAGATGGCACGGGCTTCAGCACCGATCTTGCCTTCTACAGGACAGGGTGTACCAGCGTTGAGCATGGCAGTGAACACACGCTCGTCTTGGCAAAGTGTGGCAACAGCAGCCACTTTCATGCCCATGTCATAGAGATTCTTGCTGAGTTTCAAGCGTTCGCAGTTCTTGTCTACGAATGTAGATCCGATGGCTATGCCCAGGATCTGTGTCTGGGCAGCACCCGATACGCCCACAGCACACAGGTCATTGTTCATGCTCGTGACAGCAGGTGCCACAGCCGACGGTGGTGGCGATTTGACCGTGGTCTCGCTCTTGGAAGTGCTGTTGGAAGTTGAATTGGAAGTTGATTCCGTGACGATGGCCTGTGCCAACGCCGAACTGGCCACCAGGGCCAGGATACCGCTTATAATTATTTTTTTCATTTTACAGTCTAGCTCCTTAGGCTAACTCAAGTTTATTTACAAGGAACCGACTAGTAAGTTTTGTGCAGTGTTTTCTGTGTAAGAGTATTTTTACGCGATACTGCTGGCCACCATCACGGCCGACACCAAAGCCGACTTGACATCGAGGTCGTCGGCTTCGCTGTCAAGGCGATCAGCACGCACGAGATCTTCCATGAGTTCTTTGTATTCGCTTGTAGATATCTCACGAGCAGCATAGGATTCAGCCAGTTGCAGGGCCATCTGGGCACGCTGTTCTGCCCAAGGACGACCACAGGCCGCCAATTGTTGTAGTTGTTCAAACATTTACCATCTCCCTAAGACAGAACCAGCGGCTCTGTCTATCTGTCCTACGAGAACTTTCTTCTTGATCTCGCAATAGGTCCGTGACCCTTCTTGGGTGGCAGATCTCTTGGCCCAATCAACAGCCGTCTGCTCCATGGGTTCTACTAATTTTAATACATCTTGTTGGCTACGGCCCTTGCTGTCGGAATACAGTCGGAACCATTGTATGTCCTGGACGATGGCATCGGCCTGGGCGGCCTGTGCTTTCGTACAGTCTATGTTGTGTATCTTTTGCCGCACATCAATGATTTTCGCACTCTGATTGTCGTCCCAGAAACTGGGAATATATTTGTACATGTTGGCACAACCAGTCAAGGTCATGACCATAGCTATGACGAGTATCTTTTTCATTTTTTCTTTTTTCCTATAATCCTACTTATCATACGGAAGGAATCTAAATCCCATCTCAAATGGTGTTTTTCCAATGTGTTTCTCTTCGAGATACGCTTTGCTTCTACATACGCTCAAAAGATTTATTGGAACATGATTGTTAGTAGTACAGAGTTTTATGATATAGTTGCCAGTGATCGATACTGGACAATGCTTGGCCGCTAATCTCGATGATTCATATTGTCCCCACGGCGTGAGAAAGTATCCACGAGCATTGGGATTATTTCTCCCCGTCTTTGATTGAGAATATCTCTGTTTGGCCAGTTCGCTGCGAGGAGGTTGTTGGCAACCTTTTTTCTTCTGGCTCACTATCTGTGCTAACTCTTGCCGTAGTTTTTCATAAAAACGAGATTGTTTGATGACATTGTGTCTATCTGCTTTGCCTCGACCTGTAAGATAGAACACAGACATCACCATCTTTTTACGGGCTTCATTTGTGGTCATACGGGTAAGCAAGAGATGGCAAACAAAGTGTTCTCTGGCTGTGAGATCTACAAGATTGGATGGACTATTATCGCCGCCTAAACTGCGAGGGATGATGTGATGTCGTTCAGTATAGCCTGCGATGGTTCTTGATCTTGCTCGATCAACGATGTTATTATACCAACGGCTGTATTTGTTTTGTAAATACACGGCTGACATGGTCCTTTCATGTTAGAGTGGGTGGAGGTTGCCGCCTCGCGACCCGCACTATTACTTATCGCGGAACAAGCGATTTATCCGAGCGATAGGATCTTCTTCCGCAGTTTCTTCCAAGGCGGCTTCCGACTTGAAATATTTTTTGCCGAGAGATACCACATGGTCATCGTTGGCTCTTCGGATGGCTTCCATGCTGTTTTCAGCCGAAGCAATATAGTCATAAACTTCTTGTTTGAATTTGGGGAAGTTGGGATGCCCTTCCATCTTTGTACCTGGTGATTTTTGATTCAACTGCCTGATGGTGGAAGCAGCGACCTCTTTTGGAGTAGTGCCTGCGTTGACACGATTTTTCAAGAATGAACCGATGATACCTTCCGCCACACCTTGCTCGGCGGATTCGATAAGATTGATGTATTCGCGAAGTGTTTTCATAGTCTATTATTTATCCTTCCTTGCTTTGCCACGCCGCATGTTGAGTTGCCATTGTGCCATCCTGCGACGCTCGCCTGTGCTGCTCTTGGCTATCTTTTCCAGTTGGCCCAGCGTGGCTTTCTTGGGTATGCCCACTCTGCGACTCAGACCCTTGCGGCCAGGTTTCTTGCCATCTGCGAAATTTTCATCCAATGATTGTTTTTTAGCATAACGATTGGCCCAATTTGTATAACCATTGAAAGTATCAAAGGTTCCTTGACGATCTCGTAAGAATCGTTGTTCGGGCTTGGGTATTTTCCACACAGCAATGGGTTTCATCACGCCATAGTTAACAACATTCATATATCTTTGCATGAGATATTGTAGTGTCTGTGGTTTAAGTTTACTGATCAACCATTTGCCAGCCATGGCTATGGTTTCAAAACTTACATTGGGTTTAGATAACTCTGCTTTAAGATCCTCGGGTATGCCTTGAATCAATGCCGACAAGTTAAGCGGAAGATTTTTTGCCTTAACAAATTTTTCTAGCAGTCTTCCTAATTCATCCTCATCTGGCGATGTTTGTGAAAGACTCTTACCTGAAAATTCAAACACATAACCATAGGGTTCTTGTTTGATATAATCAGCATATTGTTCATCTGGAACATCGCTCATAAAACTATATCTCACAGCGTTGCCAAACTCTTTTGACAGATACACTCCTGGCAACGGAGAAAAGTTTTTACTTCCTTTGTATTTTTGTGCAATTAGTTCGGGATCAAACTTCAACCCATTTCTCATGATTCCTTGAGCATTGCTCAAACTAGGAGTTCCGTGATAAAGTGTAGAGGATTGGACCGAAATTGGTGGGGGTGCCATTTCTTTGACCCGACCATCGGCGAAGTTTTCGCCCATTTCTGCCTCCCAGACCTCCTTGCCTTTCCAGTGCCGGCGGCCCGCATCAGTCTGATTAGCGTTGGGCACGATCCGGCCCAGTTGAGACTTGGCGAAATCATACATCACACGGGCGATGCCTTGGCCACGATAGCGTTCATCCACCTGGAGTTCTTCGCCTTCCCAACCATGACCAGTGTCAGTGAAGTAACCGCTGCCTAACTCGCGTTCGCCCGTGCCATCCATGGCAGTGACATACAGGGTTTTACCATCATCAGAATATTCGTACTGGATGTTGAGACCATCTTGGCTGGCTCGGGCTTCCGCAACCACAGGCTCGTCCATGAAATCGCTCAAGGGATCCACTATCACGAGTTGTCCGTTGGCACGCTGCATGATGTTGGCCACATTGCCGAGATCGTACTCATATTTGTCTGCTCGGCCACTGCCATACAGTTGATCCACGGCCTGGACCAAGCCATCCACTTGTTGTGCTGTCAGTCCTGCGGGCACCTGATCCAAGTCGGGATATTCACCGCGACCCATCTTGGCCATGGCCTGTTCCAGATAGTCTAGTACTGCTTGGTCACCGGGCAAGGAATACAGTCGTTCTTGTGTGTACATATAGTAGGTTTTGCCGTTCCAACGCAGGGTCTTGTCTACACCCACTCGGGGAAAGTGTGGATTGCGTTGATGCTCACGGAAGAAGTTGACATATCTACGCACCACATCTTGTCTCACATCGCTGCCCTGTCCCACTATCTTCAACACGGTGCGGCTGCCGGGCTTGGACATCACGATCTGATCGCGACCTTCGCCGTCGATCTCCCAGCCCCGATCGGTGAATCTTTCGATGAGATCAGGATCCACCGTGAGTTCACCGGCGGCATTGACTTCGGAGATGAAATCTCGGGCTCTCATGCGGCCGCTCCGATCCAGGCGTTGATCTTGAATCCTTCGGGATTCAGCCGGAAAGCAGCCATAGTCCTGTGCCAACCTTCCACCAGTTCTAATCCGTTGGGGTGTTGCAACATGATCACTGGGGGGAGATTCTCCATGCCCTTGGCCTTGACTAATTCTATGGCCTGCTCCAAGCGTTCACGATCTCTGGGTATCATGAAGGGATTTTTATTGCCAAAGTCTCGTTTGATCTTCATGCGATATCTAGTAGTAGGATCCAGCATATCGAAAGTCAAAGGCATCCGCTGCACCAACCGCCATTGATCCGCCATGGTAGCCAACTCACGCACATGATCCAGTTTCAGTTCGAGATCCTGTGGTGACTTGATCTTGGATATCACCATATCTTTTAGCACATAGTCGGGCCAACCTGGTAATTCATCTCGCAGGATGTCCATGACACCACGCTGCACTTCTGTGATACCTGATCGCTTGCGTTCCCAAACAAATACGGTCATGTCTCCGGGCACGATCGTCAACTGCCACTGATCGCCCAGGATGTCTTGGATCACTGGCACGAAATATCGCTTGTACAGCTCGATGCGGCTGGCACCTTTGGCTGTAAATGTGACCCGGGGTGGGCGTGCTGACTTCATGTACTGGGGTAACTGTTCGCGGACGATGTTCAGCACAGTGCTGAGGATGCGTATCACCGATCCACTGGCCTTTGTGGGCCGGGGTGGTGCTTCGTAGTTTTGATTCACTGTGAATGTGATCTGTAGGCTGTCATTGATAGGGCTGCGGTCAAAGAACACATCCACCCATTGGCTGTCTACTGTGGCATGAAACAGGCTACGCCGCCTGCGACGATTGGGCTCATACTCGCTGGGTGAGTCACCTATCTCGTTCAGCGTACCCCTCACACGATCAAAGAATGTGGGGTTGGGTGCACCCTTGACCTCGCCATGTCGTTTATGTTGTCCAGCATAGTCATAATAGCGACCCACCACATCAAACGCAGGCTCAAAGAACACTGCTTGTGGTGTGAGCCCACCTTTGAGTATGCCCACACGACGCTTGCCTGGGGGTGCGTCTCGGACCTCTCGAGGATCTCTATGCCCGATGGGCTGTAACCAAGCATCGGGTCGTTTCTTGACCAACCACACATAGGGAAAGTCCATGGCATATTCGCCCTGTGACATCATGCTGAGATAGGTTCGCAAGGGATAGAACCACAAAGCCCTGCGGCCACCTCCACGACTGCTTGTACCTATGCTCGAGACTGAGAAACTGGGATCATCGATTTCCACATGCCGCTTGAACTTCTGCCGATCGCTGAAACCTATTTTATCTACTTCGGTGAAACGCACGAAGTAGTCCCGGGGATCACCACCGTGTTGACGCACGGCATCCTGTATCTGTCCACGGATGCTGGCCGCCTTACGCTCGGTGATGAATTCCTGTGCTCGCATATCAGTTATGTATAGGTCCGCCTTTCACCAACCTCTTCACCCCGGGTTGCTCTATCACGAGTTAATCTGGTTCTGTACAATAAGGTCATGTGTTCTTTGGTTTAATTTAACTGTAAGAATCATAGAATAAACATGATTAGTAAAACTAAAAACAGAATGTTCTCTTTGAAAGTTAACAAAATAAAAATATCCCGGATCAAAGTATGTAGGAACTCCCCCTAACATTTGAACAAAGTTTTCAGGTTTGCATTTTCCAAATACTGTAATTAATCTAATATATTCCGGACAAGCACCTACAAAGTCAACGTGTGGCGGAAAGTATCCGCCAGCGTCTAATTTTAGAAAATGTACTCTACCTATGTCAGGCTGAAACATATCAACTACGGGTTGTATCTGCGGCAATGCGTGATATACCTGCGTAGGTGTTGCAAAGTTCTCTTCCTTCATCTCAATGTTGTGGTATTGTTGCATACCCCCAAAACTCTTAAGATGATAGTTATCCATTACATCTCCTGTATGACTAGTTATTGGGAGTCCCCATCTGGTACTATGTGTGTCTTCATTTTGACCTGGGGGCCGCTGTCCCCAGGACGGACTGTAAGGGCACCAGTTATTTTCAAATTGTGCAAGATCCTTTTCTAACTTAATGGGATTAACAAACATTTTTAATTTAAAATATTCTCCCATATTAGCAAGGCTGTTGAACAACATGCCTCTTTCAAGCTCTTCGTATGTCATTTAACTCTCTCTGATAATATCTCATTAATTCTCATCTCTTCCAAACTTTGTTCTTGTAGGCCAGGAACTGCTTGAATTGTTCTCGCATGCTAATCCTTGGAGACAGGTCCGCCTTCGACCCAAGCATCACAGGTGCGCTTGGCAGCACACTTGAATTTCAGGAACTTGCAGTAGCCCAACTGTCCAGCGTCGATGGTGTCGTGGGGATCACTTCCAGGTTCACTGCCGATGCCCTTGGCTATGCAATCCAGCATGTCGGGGCTGATGTCAAAGGCCGCACAGTTGCCGCAGCGATTCTGTTTCACTGATTCGATATCGTCGGTGTTCCACTTGTCGGCCAACTTCTGCCAGTATTCTTCGTTGGGTTCGTTGGGATTGAGAGGACCATAATGATATTCGTCTATGGCCTTCTGGCGATTCTCCAGATTGAGATCGATGTTCTGCGTGGCGGGTGGGCAGCCTTTTTCGATGGCTTCCAATAGGTTGATTATGTCTCTCATGTTATCCACCATGCATGCCTTGCTTGATGATGTGTCGGAGATCGCCCAAGGCCTCTTCTTCAGTGTCATAGCCACTGTTGTCCTTGCCCGAAGCATAGTGCCGCATGTAGTATTGACCAACACCGGCACTGGATTCTCTGTCGATACCGACTTCGCCCACGGGCTGGCCTTTGTGTTTGACGATCTTGCGTTGTTGATCGGCATGACCTTCCTGCACAGGTTTGATTGGTCCACGCAAGGTATCTATGAGTTCACCCCCAAAATCGGGGTCTCTCATGATGGCACGCACCCGGATGTCGCTCATGCCCATGCGTAGGAGTTCACGAGCAGCATCACTGAGTATGTCATCTTCCGAGGCCTTCAGATAACTTTTACCAGGATTGTTGTCCAGCATGGCTCTGCTGACCTGATATATGGTGTTGTCTTGGCCTTCCGCCACACCTTGTTCTACTAATATCTCGTTGATTCTCATCTCTTCCACACTTTCTTCTTGTAGGCCAGGAACTGTTTGAACTGTTCCAGGGTTGATTCATACTTGGCCAGCATCTCGGCCATCTCACTATCGGTCCGGGGCACGGGCCAAGCACGGATCACATCCAAGTCTGCTTCGATGCCGGGATCCATGCCCAGTCTTGTGCGGCCGATGCGTTCGGCCGTTTTCTCTATCATGTTGGCCACTGCCAGGATTTTTTCCAGCCTGCGGATCTCTGCTTGTAATGTGGCCAAGTCCTTGCCAGGGGCAGCAGGCACAGGAGCCACTGATATCTGTGCCACTTGTTCGCCGGGCTGATTCATGGCCTGTTTGATCTGCGTGAGAGCAGCCATGGCTCGATCTGTCAGTGGTGCTTCTGTAAGTATTTCTTGTACTCTCATTATCTCATCTCCGGCACTACTTCTGCTTCGTTGCCCAGCGTGCCTTGTCTATAACCTTGTTGTGCCAACCAGCGAGCAGCATATCTGTTGGCATCACTTTGCGAATTGCCTATGCCGTGGAATCTGGTAAGTTCACGCCCTTCAGCATCTCGCACGATCCAGTGGCCGGTCCACTCGCCCGGTGGCACATCAAGCCTGGCACGCACATCGTCAGCGTCTTGATTGTCATCTCTCTGCTGTTGGTTCTGTTGGCGTATGCGTTCCTGATCCATGCGATAGGTCTCGATCTCTTGTTGATCGGCCAGCCTGGCTCTGGCATCCTCATGACCAAAGTCGCTGTCTATCATGGCGGCTTTTTGGATGGCTTCGGCTTGACTACGGGCCACGATGTTCTTTATCTTGCTGTGAAAGTTCACACGCCACAGTTGCTCGCCCACATCCCGGGTGCTGCGAGTCACACGCTTGGCCAACTCGGCTCTACGGCTGGGGGGTGCTTTGGGTTTTTTTGGTTCTTGGTGCACACGCACTTTCCACGTTGGATTCTGTGGTCTGAAGTTCGAATTGAAATATTTGATCGCTGCTTCGTCATCTTCGGCGTGGAATACACTGATCACGTTGCCAGATTCTGGGTCGTAGACATCATAGTCTTTGTCGATGAAGGGAGGAATATCCTCTTCTTGCTCTGCATCCTGTTCGGCTCGCAGCACAGTTTCAGCCCACTGGCGCTTGAGTTCATCACCCGAGATGTAACCGGTGGAGTAGTCAGCGAACAATCGCATGAAAGGATCCTCGTCTTCGGTCTCGATACGGGTCTGGAATCTGGTATCCTTGGCACCTTTGGCTATCTCGGCACCTTTGTAGCCCGACAGCATTTTGTAGAGTTTCTTGGCATATTCTTTACGGTGCAGTTCGGGACTGCCGGCTATGCTCATGGCATAGGCCAAGCGTAACATGGTGTTTTCCAAGGTGCCTTCGATCTCGCTTTCTTTAGAGAGATAGTCTCCGCCAGGACCGCGGAACTCGATGTAGCCATCGTGTGGATTCACGCTCACATACTTTTCGCCCAGCACACCACGCTGGAGTTCACGGTCGGCCAACTCGATGAGATTTTTCTTCATCAGTTCCATAACACCCGCGATCTGCTTGGGACCGGCTCTTTTCATGCTGGAGATCTTGTTTTGCAGTCGTTCGTAGGCGGACCGGGTGTAGTAGTTGCTGGCCCGGTCGAACTTGTCCAGCAGGTCCCGGTCGCCCATGAACAGGATCAGTTTGATGGGATCCACATCTCCGCCCTTGAACGGCAGACTCACGCCCATGTGCAGGCCGGTACTGCTGTTGGTATAAGCATCACCGGAGCCATTGGCCCAGTCTATGACCTTGTTCAGTTGCTCGATGGCTTCAGGCAAGGGCATGGGAGGTGATACGATCTCCAAGCCGTAGTCTTCCGAGTCATCGGCATCCAGGCTGCCATCGGGTTCGATCACATAATAATCGCCACGACGGGTGCCGTGATAGCCCGAGCTCACACGCACATCCAGGCCAGTGGCACGCTCCAGGCTGTTGGCGATGTCCCGCCATTCACGCTCGCCACCATTGCCACCGCCTTCGGTCCAGTAGGGCCATTCCAGGCTCCACTCGTTGCTGACATCACTCATGTAGCGCATGCCCGAACTATCTAGCCAATCGGCTTGGTCGGCTTCGGCAGCATATTCGTCATAGAGTTCTTCCCTAGCACGGTCATACCAGTCGCCACTGCGATCCCAATCACGCTCGGCATCGTCACGGAACAGTTGAACGGCCTGCTTTTCCAGTTCTTCATCTGAGATTTCTTCGTCGCCCAGGGCATCACGGGCCTGCTCTCGATATTCGTCGTCGACTTCGGGCCAGATGTTGTCATCGACCCAACTCATGTATCGATCCATGTCAAAGTAGTTTTCGATGAAACTGTCGTTGACCCAGTCATAGAACTGTTCAGTCAAATCTTGCGACAAGCGATCGGCCGCTCGGGCCGAAATACCATTGTCGCCGCCACGGAAGAAGTCGATGATTTCTTGGATGCTGGATGCACGCTCGTCCATGTCCCAGTCGGGCTCGCTCTCGCCACCGTCGCCGTCGTGCTGGGTGTCGCGGAATATGAGTTCGGCCTCGAAGCCAGCACGGATACCCTTGGCAGCATCACTGTTGAGGAATTTTTTGAACGCCGATGGACTCATCTCTACTTCCATGAGATCTTCATCTTCAGCAAGGCTTTCTACACTGAATGGACTCATATCTTCTACTGGAATAATTTTGGCTGTGATGGCAGGTTGTTTGGTCAGGATGGCTTTATGTGCCCTATGCGTTCCGTCAGCGATCCATAAACTACCATTCTTCCGTCGAACCACGATAATGGGATACTTGAGATCGGCTTTTGCCACTCGAGATTGCGATTGTGCAGGGTCTTCTTCGCGACCAACAATTTGGTCGTGGAACTGCGTAGGATCGACTTTTTCAGTTGGATATTTTGCAGCAAAATCTACTAAATCTTTTATGTTGAAACGGAATGATTCGCCATCAATACCAATACCTGCAGTTTGATCCAGGCCAGATCCTTCCGACACTTTCACACAGTTGGGAACCTGGCGGTCGCCCTTCCGTTTCATACCTTGTTGTTTGTATCCTGACCAGCAATCTTCGTCGGTCTTGACGCTCTCTAATAGATTGTTCAACTTCTTCATCAGCAGCGGAGGAACACCAGCGGCGTCGGTCTTGAATCCCATCTTCCGAGCCTGGCGTTGGATCTCACCTGGTTTTATATCCTGCGTGATGGCCATGCTATATCTTGGATCTCGCGCTTCTCGGTCGTCGATGGGAATGTAGCCGGTGGCTTCGTTCACAGGCTGTTCACCAGCAGCACGGATGTCGGGTATGGGCAAGCGTGTGGGTTGATCAGTGTGACCACCTTGACGACGCAGCCAGTTATGGAACTCTTGCGCAAATTCAGCCTTGACATCAGGAGAACGAAGTTGACTGGCACCATAGATCCAGCGAGCGGCATTCAAGATCTTGGCAGCAGTCACAGGCTCTTGTGGTTGTGCTGTAGGCTCTTGTGCCTGTACGAAACTGGCAGCAGCAGCGAACACAGCGGTCAACAAGGCTTTGGACACTGCACCTTCGGCCACTTGGCCCTTCATCTTCATCACTGCCGCAAAGCTAGTCAGGAACTGCTGTTCGGCTTTGGAGAGAGGACGACCCATGCGGGCTTTGCCCTGTAAGAAGTCATAGTACTGTTTGATGTGCCGGGGATCTTGGCTTACAGGAGTCTGGATGGCTTCGTCTAGTTCACCGGCAAATATCTCAGGATGATGCTCGCGGAAGTCACGCATGATGCGACCGGCTAGAGCGTTGGCCTCGTCTTCGAATCTGCTGCCAGTCTCACCACCATCGGCTGGAATACCTTCGCGCTCTTCTTGGTGATGATGCACCAGTTCGTGTGCTAATGTACGCATGACATCGGCCATGTGTCGTCCAGCCACACTGACTTCTAATGTATTATTGTCAGGATCATAATGACCGAATGTGCCATTGACTTGGCTCCATTGTGGATCTCGGCGTATTTTGATTTTGGGACACGATTCGATTCCTAGTTTATCACAAACATATTCTGTGAATTTTTGCAAGATAGACGCCGAGCTCTGCTGCTCGTCCATCCGGTATTCCGCTTCAGGATCTTTGTTCTTGGCTCGGCGATCTATATCCAGGGTCTTCATGCCCAAGCGGTCTAGATCCTTCTTGTACATGTGTTCGATAGGCTCGCTACCAAAACTCAGCACAGTTTGCGGAGCACCTTTGCCATAGGCCTTGGGGTCAGCATGTTTGAGATCGCTGATATCCTGTCCCAGTTTGTACCAATCATAAACATCACTTACATTGACCAATATTGTACCTGCTGGCATCTCGGGTTTGAACTCAGGTCCAGGTGGTTCAGCATTGGGATCATAATCTTCTTTCGTGCTTTCGCCACCACCATCACCACCGCCATCTGTGGCAGCATCACTACCACCATAATAATGATAGCCTGGGAACCAGTAAGCACCATAGCCGTAACGGGTTTTCTTCTTTTTGGTTTTGCGCTCGTCAAGGCTCATCATCGAGTCTTTGGCTTCTTTTCTGGCATCACGTAGTTTTTCTAGTGTACCGTTGCCACGAAGTATTTTGAATGCTAGATTCTCCGGGCCAAACTCGCCAGTGGTCTCCAATCCAGCCTGCCGCATCTCTCGGATCTTGGCAGCCATTGCGTCCATCCGGCCAAGATCACCACTCTTGATGGCTTGTTCTATGCGTTGCCCTATGTCTTCGTATTTGCTCCGGACAGAGATATCATCCACTGTGGGCCGGCGGCGTGCAGGGACCTTGATCCAGTCATTGTTGAGGACCGAGTAGATGCCTTGGCTCACATGCGGCTGGTTGGCGTTTTGCACATACAGCTCTACATCGTAGCCGCCGATCTTGTAGTCGTGCTGATCGTTATATTGGTACTTTTTGGCATCAAAAAGCTCGCGGTAGACATCGCTGGCATCAGCTCGAGGTAGGTCTACCACCAGATGCAAATCGATGTCCGAATGTGGTGTATATGTGTAAGCAGCGTTTGATCCAGAGATCGTTATATCTTTGATCTCGAGATCGGTGATGCCCAGGCTTTCGCGGAAATCATCTGCTATCTGTAGAAGCTTTTGCCGCACTTCGGGCAAGAGATGTTCATCTGAACCCCACAGTCGGGGGTTCAGATTATCATTGAATTTTACAGCGTCGGAAAGACGATAGGTTTCTAACTCACGGAGGTCCATGAGTGTATTTACCGCTAGGCTGTTTTAGCCTCTGTAGGTTCAGCCGCTGCCACAGGGGTGGGTTGATTGCTACCCAGCACCCTGGGCTTGGTGGGAGGAGCAACACTGGCAGGCGGATTAGGCACATTGACCGCCCCTGCTGTGCCGTTTTGCAGGGCGATCTCATGCAGCTGTCGGTACAAGGGTTCCTGTGCGTTGAAATCAAACACATAGGTTCCGGTGTGACGCAGCAACACACGCTTGTCTACCCAGACTTTTCCACCGAGATCTCGCCAGTTCTCACAGAATGTCCAATCTTCTGAGTAATAACGATTTTCGCGCACTGCTGTATCGTAATAAGTGCGAAGATATTGATCCAGTTCTTTGGGTAGGCCAATGTCGTTGTTGAATGGTTTCACAGCTGGGTGGTCGTTGAGTTTTTCAAACACATGACGCTTGACCAACATAAAACCTGTTCCAGTCTTGGATACTTCTTGCAATCCGTCGGGCCCGGTCTCGGCACCATCGAATCCATTGACTACCCACTTGATGGGCAGGGTCTTCATGGGATAAAGTCCCCCGATGACGTCCACATCGCGGTTCAGCATGACCAGCAGATGCCAGGGTTCCCAACCGATGTCGGCATCGATGAACATGAGATGAGTTGATGTGGGATTCGAAAGGAATTTGGCCACAAGGGTGTTGCGAGCCCGGCTGATCAACGACTCGTTGGTCATGGTCTCCATGGTCCACTCGATGCCCAACTGGCGGCAGGTGTTGGCCCATTTGATGTAACTCATGAAAGTGGATTCTGTGAGCATGCCACCGTAGCAGGGCATGCAGATGTGTGGTCTGCAGGTACGCAGATAATCCACATTGACTTGTACTTGGGTTTGAGTTTGTTCGGACATTGTGTTCCTCGTGGTTGATTATATGATATTTAACGGCGCATATTACGGCCGATATATTTTCAACCTAAAGGAACACGCACAGGAACGTTGATGGGATTGGGAGGACTGCGACGGCCCGGTCTGGGCATGTTGGGAATAGGGCTAGGATGCCTGACCATCTGACCGTTTCTCGTCGAGATAGTCTGACATTTCTATTTCTCGTCCACGGGCCAGGGGACGGCGGCCCTGTTTTTTCTGGAAGGCCTCATATTCGGCCAAGGCACGCACTAGATTTTCTACCACTCCGGCCTTGTACAGCACATGATACAATCCTGAGTAGTTTTTGTTCTTGACCATGTTGACCATGTCCCCAAACTTGCGAGCGAGATTGGATACCATAGATTGCTCGTCCCAGGTGCCCATGCCACCTTCGGGCTGTATCCTGTGACCAGCGTCAGGATCATTGATCAGTACTGCTTCTTTTAGTGCTTGTTGGGCCATGGGATCTTTCATGGCTGTAGCAAGATCTTGTGGCGGAGTCTTTGTTACATATTGTGCAAGATGATCTCCAACTGTCAATCGCACACGATATTCACCTTTGGCATTGGGACCTGTCACACTGAATATGTTTTCATCAGATTGATCACCCACGGTTTGTCGTTGACTGTCAACTGATTGACTTTGCTGCGCCAAACGATCCCAACTTGGATCTGTGGGCGATGTTGCTGCTTTACCACCCATGGCACCAAGAGCTATAGAACCAGCCAAAGCACCAGTGGCCAGGGCTTTGCCTATGCCTTCTTCGACTGCACTGCCCATGATCTCATCTAGCATAGAAACGATCTTGCCGGCAGCCGCATCTTTGCCAGCTGTGCTAGGGTACAAAACATTGACCAGCGATATCTTTTCTTCAGGAGTCATCTCAGGCCATTTGGCACGGATCTCAGTGGCAGAGGTCATGCCTGGACCAAACTGTACTGTGGGCAGGTATGCCATGTAACCGTGTTTGCTGAAAGGTTGTAAGCCATTCCGTTTGTAAGGTTGTAGATAGGACGGTGATCCGTCTTTTTTAACACCACCGGCCTGAGGCTGTTTCTGGGCGTCTTTTTCACTGCGAACGAATATCAAGGCAGTGTCATCGGGATCATACATCTGCGTGATCTCTTCGGCCTTGAAAGGTGATTTAACGCGGATGAATCTGTTGCCGGGCACCCCGGCTTGTTGTGCCAGGAATTTCTTGGTCTTGAAAGGAAATGGCCTTCCAGAAGTGTCGTCGGTGGCAGCCACGAAAACATCTGCCGAGGGAAATGCAGCTCGTGCTGCATCGTACAGGGCCATGTGCCCAGCATGGAAAGGGTGGAAACCACCTGGCATGATCACGATCTTTTTCATACCAGTATTTACCGTTTACATGTTTTCCAGCAACCAGAGGTATACAGGTGTGGTGAAATTGAAGTCTACCCGACCGTTGCAACCCATTGTTCCATAGAAAGGAACAGTGACCAGGTCCGAAGTTCCATTGAGATCGTGGGTGTACTGTGCTGTTTTTGTGAAAACATATCCTAGTTCTATGTCATCGATGCGCACATCGGTGATTTCTATCACACGATCTTCCAGTATCTGTCCTTGGTCGTCGATCTTGGTGTGATCCATTTGTTTGCCGCTCATGACTAATGTGAGGCAATGTTCTGTTTCCACATCATCATTGATCTGTAGAGATATTTTTTGATCTTCTGCTGTGGGTTGAACTACTTGGATTTGTTGTCCATCCAGTATCACAGTGAGATATAGATCACTACCCGTGGATCGTACCGAAAAAGCGATTTCTGCTTGCTGCATCAATACGCCATGGTCACATAGTTGATGGTACCCGCAGTGAAATCCAACACCCTGGCACGGATCCAGGTGAAGTTTCCGGTGATGTTCCTAGCGAAGTTTTCGGTGACCTGTGTGCTGGCGGTATCGAACTCGTTGACCAGGAACCAGTCGGTTTCTGCAGTGGGATCCGAGTCCAGACTGGCTTGGATGTGGATCTTGCCTTCAAAATTCGTGAGGTAAAAGGCGATGGTCTGCAAGCCACCAAATCCACCGTAGTAGTTGGCTGCCTGCTGTCGATCCCCATCGAAATCCAAGCTGGACCCATCGTAGTTGCCAGACGGAGTACCGTGGGAAGTGGTGGGTAGCAGTTCAAGCGTGGTGGTTTTCATTTATCGATAGCCAGTTCTACCAGGGTGTTGGCACCGGCCAGTTCCTGGATCACTGCTTCAAGATTGGCCACAGCATCGGGTCCCATGATGGGTGTGCTTTGCTCGGCATCCTTGAGCAGTTTGCTTACTTTTACAACTATGATTTCTTCTTGGATTTTAGCCATAGTGTTTTATTTAGTATATTTTGATGGGCAGTGTTTTTCTCACTATGTGTCCCAGAGCCAAGGCCAACAGGGTGAGCACACCGGAATCATTGTGATCGACGAAGTAATGATCATTGAGATGCAGTTGCGTATCGCTGTCCAACCACGCATCCAAACTTGGGCTCAGTCTGATATCAGTTTGATTTCTCAACACAGTGCGCAGATTGTTTTTCTGCGACAAAGTCACTGCGGACCAGCGGAAATAAGTGCGTTGTTGATAGTCGCTGCGCTTGAGATTGATAGCTCCGGGATTTCCTGTGAGTTGAGCCTTTGATAGTTGTCCAGAATTTTTTCCATACGATGCAATGAGCTGGTCTCCCACCGACGAGTCGTTGGTATAAAGGTGCAACCAGTCACTGTGGAGCATGATCTTGACACTGTCCCCAAGGGACATGATATAATCCAAAACATTGTGTAAATTCTGGGATTCTTCCTCTGTGATATCCATCCGCGACCACAACCAGCTGCCTGGTTGCTGGGACATTTTTTGTCCCCACTCTCGCCGATTTTGCAATACCTTGTCCATCACGGCGTGAGATCGATGACGCAATACAAAGGCTTCACGCAGTCGGATCGTGGCACAGAATTCGTACTTTCCGAAAAACAGCGTGCTGCGTTTTTTTGTGGATATTTTAACTGACAACGATGTATCCATTGGGATCTACCACAGGTTGTGCACCGTCGGCTGTTGTATCAAAAACGATTTCACCACCTTTGATATCCACAGTGATCGAACAATCTTTGAGCCTATCGAACAAGATGCGCTTGCTCAGTGGCACCCGAATCAGTTCATCGATCTTACGGTTCAAGGGTCTAGCACCCATGCGGCTGTCATAGCCTTTGTCGGCTAGATATTCCACTGCGGCTTCGGTGAGGTTCAACCGGATGTTCTTGTCTGCCAGTCCTGTGCGCAGTTGATCCATGAACTTGATCACGATCTTCTTGATGGCCAGCATGTCCAGTTTGGAGAATTTCACCGTGGCGTCGATCCTGTTGCGCATCTCCGGACGGAAAAAATCTTTAAGCGCACGATCTTCTGAGCCTGTACGCTCGAGATCTTGACCGAAACCGATGTTGTTGTTTTCGTTGTCGCGAGCACCCAAATTAGATGTCATGATGATGATGGTGTTTTTGCAGTCAACCGTCTTGCCGTTGCTGGATGTGATCCTACCTTCGTCCAACATCTGTAGCAGGATGTTAGAAACATCTGGGTGTGCTTTTTCTATCTCGTCGAACAGGATGATGGCGTAAGGATTCTTGGTCAGATCGGAAATGAGTTTGCCTCCACCTACATTACCGTCTTGGAAACCCACATATCCCGGGGGAGCACCGATCAGGCTGCTGACAGTATGTTTTTCCTGATACTCACTCATGTCATATTTCAACAATGGCATGTCCAGATACTTCTCCAGCAAGCGAGCCAGTTCTGTTTTTCCTGTGCCGGTGGGCCCTATGAACAGGAAACTGGCCATGGGCCGGCTGCCGGGCCCGATTCCGGCGTAATTGATGTATATACGCTCCAGCACAGTATCTACCGCGGTGTCTTGTCCATGTAGATATTGCTTGATGTTGATGTCTAGATCCCTGATGCGGTCAGTGATATCGTTGCGCAATCGATCCAGTGGCACTCCTACTACTCTACTGACCTGGGCCTGGATCATGTCCCGTGTGATGGTCACTGTGCCTGCATCCTTCACACGCTCACGAGCACATGCACCATCTAAGAGATCGATGCTCTTGTCGGGATTCTTTTTGTCATGGATATATCTTCCTGACAACTCAACCGCTGCTGTCATGGCTTCTGTTTCAATCATGACATCGTGGAATGTTTCTAGTCTGGGGCTCAAGCCGATCAGGATCTGTTCCGTGACTGCGGCAGTGGGTTCGTCTATGCTGAGTCTATGGAATCGGCGCATCAACGCCCGATCCTGCTCAAAGCTTTCGTAATATTCTTCCCATGTAGTGCTGGCAATCACTTTGAGATGTCCTTTGGTGATAGCCGGTTTGATCATGTTGGCGAAGTCTAGGCTGCTTTGTGAACTGGCCCCTGCGCCTTTCATGGTGTGCGCTTCGTCGATAAACAGAACACAGTTCTTTTTGGATTCTAGCGCAGTGATCACTACCTTGAGCTTTTCTTCGAACTCGCCACGATATTTAGATCCAGCCAACAGGCCACCGATCTCCAAGCTCCATACTTCGTGATTCTTGAGGAACCTGGGCACATCGTTTTGGGCGATCCGTTGTGCCAAACCTTCTACGATGGCTGTCTTGCCCACCCCGGGGTCTCCCACCATGAGCACATTGGCCTTGAATCGTCGGGCCAACACCGTGACCATTTCTTCGACTTCGGTGTCGCGACCGATCATGGGTTCCAGTCTGTCTTGTTTGGCCAGTTCAGTGAGATTGGTGCAATATTCTTCCAGGATCTCCTGGGCCTGCTGGTCAGTGATTTTGTGCCCTGTATGGTTGTAATTTTTTTCCCAGAAGGTCACGAACTCTTGTTTGGTCACACCGTACTTCAAAAAGAAGTAATGTGCATGGCTGTTGGTTTCGCTCATCATGGCCAGGAACAGATCCGCAGTGGTCATGGTCCGTCTGCCAGTGAACAGCACTTGTGTCAGGGCGCGATTGAACACCCTTTCCAGCGAATTGGTTTTCCTGGGATTTACTTCGGCATCGTTCGTGGTCAAGTTTTGCAAAGAGCCAAGATAATTTTCAACATCTTGTATCATGGTACCAAGATCAGCACCAAATTTTTCCAAAACAGTTGCAAATGGTTGATGTTGCAAAAGACTGAGCATGAGGTGCTCTGTGAGCACATAACGATGGCCGCGTTCTTTGGCCAACTTCATAGCATTTTCAATGATGTGCTCGATTTCAGGATTATTCTGCATGCTTTTCCTTTTGTCTATCATACATGGTTACGCCATCCAAATGATCCAGTTCATGCTGGAAACATCTTGCTTCTAATCCCACGAGATCTTCCTCTATCCACAGCCCTTGGGCATCTTGATAGCGGACACTTATGGCATCGGGTCGTGTTATTGTACATGATTCTCCGGGAAAACTCAAGCAACCTTCTGCATATTTGGTTAATACGGTGCTACTTTGGATGATCTCCGGGTTGAAACACACACGGGCCCTATCTTCAACTTCCATGACAAACAATCTAAGACTGTGCCCTATCTGTGGAGCTGCCAGTCCAATGGCCCTATGTTGCTGCATGAATTGGATCATTTGTTTGACTAGACTTTGATTTTTATGCGGCCAGACAAAGTCGACGGTTTTGGCCTTTTTGTACAGGACTCTTTTGGTCAGCTTCATTGAAATATTTATTGGCCGCGCTCTTTCCTGACAGCATCTAGAAAATGATCGCTGAATCTATCCGGAATTTTTACGGATAATCGTACCATAATATCTCCCACTCGATTGGTGGATTTACCAGGGATAGTGCTGGGTGGAATCCCTTGTGCTCGCATCCTTAGGCTGGTACCAGGTTGGGTACCTGCGGGCACAGTCAGCATGAGCTCACGACCACGCACATCGCGAACTGTGATCTGTCCACCCAATATGAGATCATACAAGGGCACTGGTATCTCTGTGATTAGATCTTGTCCTTCCCGTTGCCATCCGGGTTCGGGTCTGATGCGATAATTGATGATGAGATCTGCCCCGCCTGGTGCCAGTCCAGGGTATCGTATGGTATCATTTTCAGCCACCCCCTGTGGGATGTCGATCTGTATGTGGCTGACCTGATCGCCTAACTGCAATGCCACTGTTCTTGGTCCACCCTCTATGACATCTTTGAGGGTCACCCACAGTGTCATCCTAGGAACTCTGGGATTGTGCCCTCGTAGATTCGCACCAAACATGTTGAAGATCTGGTCGAAATCGAATCCGCCTTGTGCAAAATTCACATGTACACCGGACGGCATGGGATTGTCGTACTGTTGGCGCTGTTCCGGGTCTCCCAGTATATTGTACGCTTCCTGTATCTCCTGGAATCGTGCTTTATCGCCGCCCTTGTCTGGATGATGCTGACTGGCCAACTTCCTATAGGCCCGTTTGATATCTTCGGCGGTGGCTGTTTTTGGCACACCAAGAATTTGGTAATAATTCTTCACAATGGAATTATAGCACGACCTTGATCAATGGTCAATCAAGACGGGTTTGGGGGTGGCGGGGACGAAGATTGTTCTTTGATATTGAGCCATTTGTTGACCAAGGCATTGCCAGCCCAGGCGGCCATGTAACCGGCAAAATACCACTCAGAAAATCTCTGGTCCACGATGAGATAAACGAAACCCCAGGTAGACACCAAAAAGGTAACGAAGCGCATGAATTTGGCTTCATTGAGGCGGCCATTGGTACAAACTAGATCTTTGATATCAACCTGGTTGTCTTTGTCTCGCTGTATGTTCCAGATGATCATGATGAACACGATAGCGACAAATGCCAGCACCAGGTTCATCCCGTGAGAGGGTTGCATGGCATTTATTATTTCGTTCATTTCTTATCTTCTGTGGGTTTTTTGGGTTCGTAATACTCGCGATATTTCACGATGATATCTCGCTGTTGCGCGATGAATGCACGGATCTGCGCCATGTCCACAGCCAGTTCTTCATAGCCGTCGTCGGTCAAAGCAAACAATACCATGTCGGTGTTTTTTGATTTGAGATCAGAAAAGACCTGGGCAGAATTTTCGGGCGTGATGATGATCCATTGTGGCACGCTGGGTTTAAGAGGTTGCGGATCGGCGAGATTCAAAGGTGTGCGTTCCTGGGCCTTTTTGCGGATCTCGATAGGTTCCACATTGTTCCACCCAAACATAGCACAGCCTTGCAGGCTCACGGCCATGAATGCTAGAGCTAAGATTTTCTTCATTGCGATGCCTTGTAGTTGGGATTGGCTATGGCCGGACATTCTTTGTTGATCTCACTGGCAGTCTTGGCCGCGAGTTCTGCCTCGGTACGAGGTGCGCCTGATGCTATTTCCAAACAGCGCATGGCATTCTTGGTTCCACGATTGACCAGCCTCTCCACTAACTCGGGTTTTTCCTTGGCGAACTGACCAAAGTCTCTGGGCTGTCCCTTGGCGTCCTGGCTGAACTTTTTGCTCAAGGCATCAACTTCAGCTCGGTGTTTGTTGGAAGTTTCAGTGAGTTCCCTGTTGATGTCTTGGATTTTGGCGATGTCTTCTGTCATCTGTTTCATCAAGGCCTGTTGCTCTTGTATGCCTTCTTGCAAGCGGCGCGAGTTTTCCTGGCTGATGGCCAAATCGGCCTTGAGATTCATCACATACCAACCACCAGCAGCCAAGATCACCACGATGACCAAGGCCACTATGGCTTTGATGGCAGCACCAATGCCAAACATCAGGCAATGAGTCCTTGCTTGTATACGGTTTTGCCGTTTTCTCTCATGGCGGTCATGACTTGACGCTTGAGGTTGTTGGGATCATAGCTGACATGAACCCAACCCGAATCGGGGACGCCAGGTGTGTAGAACTCCAGGATCAGCTGGGTGAACTGGAAATACTCGGCGATATATTTGGCTAGATCAGCATTGGGCACACCAGGGATCTCGATGTCAGCAGCTTGACCTTTGCAATGGTCTGAGGTGCGGCTTCCGCCCACTGCAGCATTGACTTCAGGCGCGCGATAGCCCGAGTTGACTTTGATTCCGCGACCATAAGCGGTGCGCAGGGGTTGCAAGATTTGTTCGCATAATAGGCGTAGATTTTCAATCACATCCTCTGGTGGAGTGTTGTCCAGTCCGTGGCGCAGAGCTGTTTCGCTCTTGATCATCTCATTGAGACTGAAGTTTTCTGTGAGTTGCATAGTTGGCTCCTATTGGAACCGTATTTAGCTTCTGCCCCAATGCACCCGATTCCATGCTCTTTCATGCAAGAAATACAAGATGAAGTTGACCACGAGTTGTACAGCAGCGATAGTACCGGCTATGGAGATATCTGCTGCTATAATGAAACTGATGATAAAAGTAGCCAAGCTGGCAGTGAAACGCCAGCTGACAGCTTTGGCCCAACTTCTCTTGGATGAATCCACTACAGTTTACCCTCTGCCCTTAGTTGTGCTCGTATCTGTGTAGCACTGATGGCATGTATCTCTTCGCCAAGGTCATGCTGTGTGAAGGTGTAGCCCACACCACGACCATAGCTGATGTCCACGATGTTGGGCACCTGCATGATGATGTACTCTTCACCGTAGTCAAATCCTTCAGAGGCCAATGCTGTCTTGATGTTTTCAACCACTGTATCGTAATCAAAGGGATTGTCGGTCTGTGCTGCTGTACGGCCACCACCAGCATCTGCACCAACGATACCGCCCACATCACGGATCTGGATGCAGACTTGACCAGTCTCCAACAATGCTTTCTTGAACAAGGCCGTGTGCCCCGGATGCCACGGTTGCCAACGGCCCAGCATTTGTGTGGTGGGTTTTTTTGGGTCAAAACTCATCGGATATCTCCTATGTATTTGGCCACTACTTGGGCTAACTGAGCATGTGTATCATTGAACCAGCCTTTAACATGATAGTCACATTTCGCTGGAGGTTCAAACATACGGTTGGTATCTTCGAATCGACCTTCCTTGATGGTGTCCATCCAGATCACATAATCAGCGTTAAACTGTTCTCGGGCTTTTTCTGTGGGGCAGACGAAATCTGCTACAGCGATCTTTCCGGCTTTGACCACACCGTCTGCGAGATACTTCATTCGCATGGCTTGGCGCATACGACCTTCGGGGCTGAAATCCCAATCGCTGTATTCTTCACGGATCTGATCGGCATTGAGCCATACTCCGCCGATCAGTCGGGCAAACGGTTCGGCTAGTGTTGATTTTCCGGACCCAGGAAGACCCATGATAAGGATGCGTTTTATCGTCATGTTATTTGCTTTGGTTAAAGTCCATCTTCTGCGCTATAGGCAACCATACTTGTCGAAGTTCCAACATGCTTTTCTTGTATCCATCTGGAGTCAATTCACGTTCTTCTACAAACATAAGATTTTCGTTGAAAAATCGGCGTGCTGTTTCGCTCCGTATCGCTTTTACGAAGTTGTCCGTATACCATTTAGTTATTTCAGGAGGTGTTCCCTTGGGTAATAAAATACCCCATCCTGCATAGACATTGGCGCCGGGAATCACGGAATTCATTAAAGGCACGTCTGGTATTTTAGACAGCTTCTGATTGCCAAAAATGCCGATATATTTGACTTTATCTGCCTTGACCAATCCGTAGGCCACTGCTGCTGGTATGATCCCAAAATCCACGTGTTTGCCTGCCACATCATTACCCGCTGGTGCAGGACCTTTGTAAGAAACTGCAGTTACCATATTCCGGCGTGCTTTAGTATGATTCATCATATATTCGTAGGCCAACTTGTGGGCGCTGGCACCCACAGCGATACTCACAGGATGAGAACTTGACTCGATCAATTTTATAAATTCTTGTGGAGTGTTGACAGGGCTATCTGATGGAGCAATCAAGGCCAAGGGACTTTTTGCGATGTTGACAGTGTATTCAAAACTATCGGGTGTGAATTTGATGACATTTTTGGAGATCACATCGGCCATTACCCAGGTTCCTTGTTGGCTAGCGATATTGATAGTGTGACCATCCGGCGGAGACGCTACGAGATTGTTGAGACTGATGGCTGCATCTGCTCCCGGCTGATTGATGACGATAAACTTGGCACCCGTGGTTTTTTCTACTTCCCGGGCAACTGCACGAAAACTCATTTCATTTCCGGATCCAGGGGCAAATCCTATCAATACATCAATGGGTTTTGTTGGTTGCCAGGCCAGAGAGGTGGTGGTTGTCAGCGCCAACATCGCTGCTGCAAAAAAATTCTTCATGATTTATCCTTTAAGTGTTTATTGTTTTAAACAACACACAAGGGTGTCTGCGAGACTGCTGGATGGTGTTATTGCTTGTCCAAATGTGGACTCAAACCAGAGAGATGAAACGTGGTGCCAGGCAAGATTATGCTTTTGGCTGAACTGGAATATTGCAGAGTTCATCTGCGTTATTTCCGATAACATATTTACACTGTCGCGATAGTAGGGTCGATAATCTGGATGTTTGATCCCAAACCCACCGGCTTCGTGCCACCAAGCATAGCAAGCCAGATCGGGTCTATAGACCATGGCGATCCAAGCATCAGGATAGCGTTCACGGATCTCATCGAGATGGTAGCACCATTCATGGCTTTTCAACAAGCGTGTGCCTTGGGTATGCTGGTAAGGCGCATCAAGGTTATCTTCGTCCAAGCTGATGTCATGTTCCCATCCTGTGCCAAAATACACACCCAGATGCCCTGTGAAATCGTGATGCTGATAACTGCGATCCGGTGTTCGATCGGTTGTGTTGAAGTTGCCGGCCCTTTCGATATCTTGAGCGATGCCGCTCCACCTGCTACCGGGGGCGCCCACTAGGAATACTTTATCGGGCAACATAGAGATAGATCAATCCTGGTATGATGATGAAGAACTGTGGTAGGAAATTGAAGACTATGGCCCGTTCCCGCCATTTGAGGCCGCAGTAGATCCAGCCGGCTGCACCGATCATCTGGAGTATACTATTCCAAGGGGTGATTCCTAACACATGCAGTACCATGGCACTAAGTATTGTGCTGGCACTAAACCATTTCACAAAGCGAGTTTTATCTGTATGCATGATCAAGAATATTTGAACGATTATTTTCGGAATCACTGGCGTCCCAACTTGGACGCTTTCGTATATAGTGGCTATGAACAGGTCGCGTCAAAAATACAAGCTCACGAATGGGTGCTGGATGTGGGATGTGGACGCAATCCTTTCAAAGCATTGTTACCGAATGTAGTTGGCATAGATCCTGCGTTCGACGACGCCGATTTCCTTGTCACCATCGAAGAATTCCAAGCCACTAAGAAATTTGATGTTGCCACTTGCTTAGGCAGTCTCAACTTCGGCGACGATGCTGTGATAAGTCGACAGATATACAAGATGGTCAGTCATCTCAAAGACCACAGCAGAGTCTACTGGCGTCTCAATCCTGGACGCAGGGACCATGCTAGTGAAAAATGCCAAGGTATTCCATTCTATCCCTGGAGTCACCGGAGGTTGGGAGAATTTGCTGAGCTGTTTGATTTCCACCAGACCAACGAACAGACAGAAACCAATGGGCGTGTGGTCAGACTATACGCCGAATGGCATCGTTAAGACTTGATGTAATCATTGAGATTATCTAGCACTAACCGCGCCACATCTTCATGTGCGGATTCTAGAGGATGCATGGTTGGGCTTATTTCATGACCACGAGCTTTGCTATATTCAACTATATTTTTTCCATCGAACGCAGTCAAGTAGTCTTTGATTTCATTCTGGATAGGAATCATCCCAGGAGAAATATTCCATCGTTGATCTAGCACTAGATCATCCATTGAAGTCATGATAAATTTTTGATTTTTTGACTGCAATATGTCTATAGAAGATTTGATAGATTGCAAGGTAGTCAGTTTGTCTCTGTGTTCGCTGTGCAAATCACGGTAGTAATATTTGGCAACTGTGTCAACATCGACAGGCATAATAGTCGACCAGCGGGCACCACCGCCAGGCCATGGAGCAGAGTCAGCTCGGATGTAATCGAATCTATCTATCCAAGTCCATCCAATGACATACAGAGCAGGTTCTGGATCGGCCGATAATGCGTTTATCAACCTTTCCCATATCTGTAAATTGCCTGATCCCGGTCGAGCATAGCATTCGTAGGTGTACCCTAGACTTTTAGCTACCAAGGCTGGCCAAGAAAATTTGCTGGGAGTAGCAAATTCAGTCCCGTGGCCATCATCGTGTAAATCGGTGCCAAATATAAGACTGCACCCAAAACTCTTGAGTTTCATCAAATTCTAGATTGTGTTGGTGTGTTTATATACCAGATGCGGACTGTAGTGCGCGGATATCTTGATCTCGTTCGTAGATCTGCACAGTATCCAACCCAGCTGCGGCACGCATCTCATTGAGATCTTTTTCGTGTTGCTGGCGATACTCTTTGGGACTCAATGGAATCATGCTGGCAAAATTCGCTTCACTGAAGGGCATGGATTTGTCATCGCTGTGGATGGTCCAGTCTGAGGCTTGGTATTCTGTCAGCGTGTTGAGATCGTCTAACATACCAGCCACTTGTCGAGCAGCAGCTGATCTGCGGCGCATCTCTACATAGACTAGATAACGACCAGGGGATATTTCGCCAGGGCTGATATCAGCGTCTAACACCCAATCATACCCTTGCTCAAACCATGTCATGAGATCTCGTGCTGCCATCTTGCTCCGGACGAAAAAACTCAATACCAAGATATCGTCATCATCACCCATCTTGCTGGCAAACTCATCTACATGAATAGTAGGCTTGAGCATGCCGTCAAGGTCCTGGTATTCTAGTCCTTCAAGCAGGAGTGGGTGCTGTGATTTCAGGGGCTGATTCATCTTTTTGGTATTCTTGTTGATCTAGATCTTCTTCGTAGGCCGAATCGAGTTCTTCGAGATCGATCTCTTGATCGGCCAATTCGATACTACCGGTGCGGATGTCACTCATTAGGCTTTTAGGAATCACGATCTCCACCAGCCATACCGGTTTGCGAACCAGTCGAGCCTTGTGTGTGCCAGCGATGAAATCATCTGGATCGTCGATCTTGATGGGGATCTTGATCGTTGTTTTTTTGAAACGCACAATACAATCAAAAGGCAACAAACGGCGTGCTCCGCGGGGGTCCGGCATGAGTTTCTCCGGATACATGAATATGCAACCCACAGTGTACCGCCCTACTTCGGGTCCTTGTACCAATTCACCCAACTGCCAATTACGGAAAGCATACAAATCCATCTGATCTAGCACACGCTCAAAATCCATCAGGGTCTGTAGGCTTCCTTCACTGAGATAGATTCCCTTGATCTCATCAGCTACTAACCAATAATCTTCTTGGTTTTTAAAGATATCGCTGTCTAGTTTGCTACGCATGTGATTATTTATGGTGCGGAGTTGATATGGCTGTGTTTGAATATAATCAACCAAGCCTAATACTTATATCGCAGTTACAAAGATTACACTGGTAGAGAACTTCCCTTGTTCCTTACCTAAATACCGTTGGGTAGCGAATTATGTTCAAAGGAGAACCGCATTTGAGCAGAGCAAGAGGAGCCAAGGCGCAACGCCGTCAGGCACAGCAATTCCAGCACCAAGTCTTAGAAAATACCATCAATTTCCGCCCACAAGCGGCACCCCGACCCAGACCTGTAGAATTACGCCCTAAGAGCATAGGACAGGAACGATTGATCCTAAGCTTGCTAGATGATTCTAACGTCATCTCTGTGGCCATAGGTCCAGCGGGCACGGGCAAGAGTTATCTCGCCATGTTGGCTGCTATACGGGCACTCAAACAAGGCGATTGCGAGCGTATAGTGCTCACTCGCCCGGCCGTGGGGGTAGACGATGAAAAACATGGTTTCTTACCAGGAGATCTCAATGCCAAAATGGAGCCATGGACTAGACCTCTATTAGACATTTTGAGAGAGTATTACCACCCTCGAGAAATTGCCAAGATGCTGGAAGATCAGATCATAGAAATCTCTCCCCTGGCATTCATGAGAGGACGCACCTTTAAAAATGCCTGGATCGTAGCGGATGAAATGCAAAATGCCACGCCCAGCCAGATGAAGATGCTGTTGACACGCATCGGTCAAGGGAGCCGCATCGCTGTAACAGGTGATGTGGAGCAGGCCGATCGCACCACTGCCAACAACGGATTGCTAGATCTTGCAGTAAGGTTACAACAGCAAGGTATCGAGGGTCTGGCGGTGTGTCATTTGGATGCGCGAGACATCCAGCGCCATCCTATGATTGGACCGGTTCTGGCACTGTATCAGGACTAGAAGGAGGTATTTCAACGATCTTGAGGCCATGGAAAGCCTCAAGATCCTCAATCATCTTTTGATAGTGCTGATGGTAGAAGTCGCGGATCTTCCACCAGTCTTTGGGCACAGTGACTCCGTCCATGGTACTTTGTAAAACCTGCTGTGTTTTGAAATCCAAGATCACAGCAGCGGTTTGGATGTCTCTGGTTCGAAGATTTTTACTGGCAGTGACTATTTCGTCTAGTTTACCAGTGGGTTTTCGGATATATTTCACTATAAAGTATCTCATTTACGATATTTGACCATGATTGATTGATAGGTATCTAAATGTTTTGCTTTGGGGGCGCACAGCCCGCAAAAGCATGCTTGCTTTTGGCACTGGATCACTGGCATGCTGTCTTTTTCAAGATGGTGTTTGGTCCAATCTAACAGATCTTGGCTATTGCTCAACGACCCAATCGGTCCCACGTTACCATCAAAGGACATCTTGCAATCTTTATTCACAAAGATTTCTTCAGTGATTTGTTTGACATGTAGGAAAAATTCATTCACGCTACAGAACCAATTTGGAAATCTATTCTGCACGAACGATAGTCTAGAGGATCTGTCCTGGTCAAGACATACTTGGCGGCCGCCGCAGCAGGACCGACCGACAGCGGCCATGTTAACACTGGTTTCTTTGTCAAGTCTTGACAGATCAACTGTAGACTTGTAGCTCCGCTTGTTATAGAGTTTTTCGAAAAACATGATCTGCCTATTGTCATAGTTGAATCTGGTGGCTGTGATAGGATGGTCTATCTGCTTGGGGAGACATGCAATACCATGGTCAGCACACCATTGGACCATGGCTACAGAGAGATCAAATAACTCTCCTTTGTTGTGCATCATGGCTATACACTTCAATCTTGATCCATATTTTTGTATAGCCAACAGATTTTTTTTAAACTGATCATGCTGTTTCTTACTATTTTGTGGATGAAAACTGACAGTGAATTCATCAACCAAAGGAATTATCTGTTCAAATTTTTTCGATGATACAATGGCGTTGGTAGTACAAGTCACAGTCAAGGGCCAACTTGTCTGGTAATCGGCATGGCGCTCTTTGATATATTGTAATATAGTGACTATATCTGGATGATGCAGACTTTCTCCACCATACACGTTTATCACCACATCTCTTATGCCTTTGGCTTTTTTGCTCATATACAGATCAGTATAGGCCAACATAAAATCCACCGACTTTTTGCAACGATCCAGAGGCGGGTGTTTCGTGGAATTATCGTGGCCTGCGCAATAATCGCAATCCAGATTACATTTGAATGTCAATTCCCAATCTAATAGGAATGTCATCCTATTATTCGGATTTATTGCAGGTTCTAATACCAAAAAATCAGACATCTCTCAGAGAGCCCAGTTCGATCATGGTCGCCGCGAGATTGATCTCTTGATCGGCCACCATGGGTATGTTTGCGATGCCGTTGCGTATGATCACGATGGCCTGGTCTTGCTTTTCAGGATCAGTGCTCCATAATTCAAGATTGTCATACATCCAACGGAACACTTCTTCCATCTCCTCGGGTCGCACCGCTGAACACATCAATTTCCTTGCCTCTAATACACGACCTTGTTTGAAGAGATCTACCACATCCAGTTTCCATTCCCGTACACCACCTTCGTCGCCGTGTGGTTTGTCAAGACGGCCTGCAGTTGAGTTCATCTGGCAAGTATTCAAGCATTTGCGCAGATCTGGGTAAGTGGCTTTGACATAAGTGTCTAGTGTGTCGAGATCAAACTCCACAGACTCAGTGACGAGAACAGTAGCGATACGAGCAGTAAACTCAGTGACATCGACTTTTTCAATATGGAATCCCTGGCATCTCGAATGTAGAGCAGGAATAACACGGTTAGGATAGTTACAGGTAAGGATAAATCTAGCACTGGCATGATAAGTCTCCATGACGCCGCGGAGGGCTGCTTGTCCATTGGGACTGATATAATCAGCCTCGTCGAGTAACACAACCTTGAATGATCCAAACGGCATTGTTTGTACGAATCCAGTGATCTTGTCTCTGATGGTATCTACAGAGTTTTCACGGCTGGCGTTTATCTCCAACACATCATAGTCGTCGATCTCTAACTCGTTGATCAGGATCTTGGCTAGTGTGGTCTTGCCCACGCCCGGCGCACCTGAAAACAACAGATGCGGAATCGCCTTGGCATCGATCCAGGATTGTACCTGTTTGCGTTGGGCATCATCGCGGAACACATAGTCGGCTACTGTGCGTGGTCGATACTTTTCTGTCCAGAGTTCTTTCACACTATTCCTTTTTCAAAATCTTGATCAAGCGTTGTTTTTCCCATTGGTCTTCTTCCGAAAATGTAGGGAGTTTTTTATATTCATCATCTAACCAACATTTTAACAGATAAAGTTCATGCTTGCAAGAGCGACTTGTCCAACCGTCGTTGTAAGGGGATTTGATTTCACCCAAGCTGGCCGAGATAGCTCTAGCAGCCTCGGTGAGATCAGGTTTTTGGAAACCCATCAGCCAGTGACGGCGTCAGATATGGTGTCGTCGGAGCCAGGATGCTCGTCCGACACGAGCAGGATATCTTTGGGATCGATGCGGCGTATGGTCTTGGTGCCTGTGTCGTCTTGTATGTCAAGTCCGCGAGTCCACCGGCCGTGTGCTACACAGATCCATTGCCCAACCTGCACATCTTTCTGCTCTGGGCCCACTGCATAGACTTGTCCCCACCGTGGACGGATGCCATCGCTTTTGCCGTTGTCGCTGGGCAGTATGATGCCTGAACTCAGTTGTCGACCTTTGAATTCCATGTCTTTGACTATGACTGAATCATTGAGGGGGCGGATTTCCCTTATCACTGTGGGGCTGAATGCTGGTTTCATATTTTCCTTACACCAGGAGTTTGTTGGGCCACTTCGCGTGGAGTTTTCAGTGGTTCTTGTTTTACCTGCCGGGCTCTAGCGATGGCAGCAGCCAGGCCTTGACCCGGTGCTTCGGGCGCAGTAGATCCCTGTGCGACAGGTTTAGACGCCGCAGTCACTGGTTTATCTTGAATAGGCCTTTGGAAATCGTCATCGAAATCCTCGGGTGGTGTTGGGATTTCAATATCAGCGGCGCTGGTTGGTACCCGGGAGTCGCTGGTATTGGTTGTCTGGCGACGATACTGACGCGCTACTTGTTGATTGCGGGTGGCCACTGGACGATTATTGCTGTCGATAAGATCACCACGAGCGTTGACTTTTTGGTTGCCCACAGCCCGGACATTTTCGTTCCGTAATTGCAGGGCACCGATGTCAACGGTTTTGCCCTGGGCGGTGCGATATATTCTGCGTGTCATTGGATTCCCTCTTGTTGTGATGATATTTAACGCAAAAATTCTCTAGGGTCTAAATCATAGTACATGCTATCGATCTTGTGAACGCCCAAGAGATATAAGACATAACTGGCCACAGAACTCCCACGGCCCACTCCCCAGATGATGGAATTTTGTTGCATGACATCCACGAGATACTTCATGTATCTCAAGAGATCAAACATTCCATGCTCTTGATAAAGCAGCAATTCCTGTCCTACACGCTGTAATTGTTCCTGAGAACTGCACAGAGACAGCACATGTTCGGCGATATCCATGTTTCTATAATCATCCGGCATGTACCAGTTTTCCTGTTGTTGCCGATGGAATTCTGGCACAGAACACGCATGGAATCTCTGCTGTCTGAGATCTGGTACAGGGTCTATGTCATCTGGAAATCTAGACAGATCCACTGATTGATCCACGATCATGTTTTGGATGCTGCCTATGTCTCGACCTTGCATGATCAGGTCGATCACATCATCCTCTGAGAAAATCATTTCTCCGAATTTATTTGTTTGCATCGTCATCAAATCTGCCAAAAACCACTGTGTCAGTATTGGAAGATTTATCATCGTTCCAGTCGAGATCATGATCTTTCCATTCAGGAAGCCGTCCCAGATTGACTACCTTGTCTGTGACATTGTATCGAGTCATGCTCCAGACAGGTCGTGGATCTTGCCACCATCCAGATTGTGCCAAAGGTCCGATGGATTCTTTCCAGTTGTGTAGATAACTCATTGAATCACCTGCACGGCTCCAGATTTCTACATCAGTGATCATGATGCGATCTTCCATCACAGCATTGAGTTTGGAGCATAACATGATTCCCACGATCTGGTCTACGGGTTCCACAGGAAAGGCCATGATTCTGGCGCCAGTGTCCTTCCATTGTTTAATGTTTCCTTGTGCTTCATCGATGAAGATGGCACCGTCTAGTATTTCGTTGAACCAGAATTTCATCCGTTCGTAGGCTAGATTTTGCTCCACGGGATCTTCCGTTGCTGTGAGCATTTCTAATTGTGCTGTGTAATGGTTGATCAAGAACTGGCCGTTGTACACCACGCCCGAATACCAACTAAAAGTTTTCTTTAATCTAACATTCATGAAATATCGATCTTGTCACCAAAATCAGGATTGTTCTTTGAACTCTTTTCCCACTCTTCTTGCTGCAGTTGGCGTAATTTATTCTGATAGGTTTCCAGAGCCATGCGGACTTGTTGTGTGAGAAAATCATTGCCAGAACGATGCGCCCAACCCAATTTCTTGGTGAGATCAGAGACCTTGGCCTGGAGTTGTTCCATGCTCAATGAGTCGGCATCGGTTATCAGTGGATGTTCCATAAATGAAAAGCCCTTGATACTATTTTAGCATCAAGGGCCACGATTGTCAAACTATTTTGGTTAACCGAACACGCATCCGTTGTTGCCCACACAGCACCATTTGGCATTGGTGTACAGCAGTGTGCAGCCGTCCCCAACGTCACCAAAAGTGATGGTACCGGATCCGCCCCAAGCAGGGTTGGTCACTGTGATCACCATGTCGCCGCCACCGTCCGTGGTCATGGCAAACATCTTGACCTGTCCGTCGGTACCAGCTGCCAAGGTAGCAGTTTCTCCTGTGGCACCAGTGGCGATGTAGGTCACTGGTAATGTGGTGCTTACTGCGGCAGCGTTGGCTAGATCTTCGCTGCCAGTCAAGAACAATGGGTTGGTAAACACGTTCAGCGGCCGGTTGAGATCAAATATGGATATGTTGCTGCCGCCGTTGTTGGTCTCAAACTCAAACTCGTAAACTCCAGTGGCGCCGAAAGTGATCACATTGCCTGACAGTCCCTGGATGCCAGTGTTGTTGACATTGACTGCTGTGGGCAAGGTCAAGGTATGTAGCACATTGGCGACGTTGGCCTGAACACGAGCACGGCTAGTGGTGCCCGAGGCGCTGAAGTTTGTGAATGCCAAGGATATCGTACCAGCACTGCCTGAAGTTGAGAAAGTGTAATACGGTCCCGCGGAGTAGTCTATAGTGGCAGTATTACCAGTGGTCAGTGTGCCCAGGGCCACCCTTGTCTCGCTCATGTCCTGCAGTTGCGCATCAATCAGCAGAGATCCGCCCATGTTGTTGTTTAATGTGGTTCCGGTCAGAGCAGATTTCAGTACAGCTTTGGTCTGCAGATCCGTGATCTCAGATGCAGCGTAGGTAAAATTGGTCTTGGTAGCCGTGAAATTATCCCGGAAACCTTGGCTGTTGTTGTCCTGGCCCGCTACTGGATAGGTGCCATCTATGTTGTTTGGGTTGATCGACGAAGTCATCTTTGCATCCTAAATTATGGTGTATTTAGCCTAGGATCGGAGCCAGTGCCCTTGAAAATAAGTAGAAGTGCCCGACCCAGATGTTGCAAAAACAGACAGTGCGGCAGTAGTAAATAAGTCACAGTAAATATAGTCAGTGGTTCCATTTAAGTAAATTAGACAATTCAGTGTTGAAATTGGTTGAAACCCGTTGATCCCAGGATATGATCCTAGTTTAGTTACAATGCCATTTTTTGCCAGCCTGATGAGTATTGCAATATTTGATAACGAATCTGTTGGAAAAACTTGAACAGATGCATTAATTTGATACCAGCCGGCTACAGTTGGAGTGAATCTACCATTAGATGTATTGAAACAATTTGCAGAATCTAATTCTTTGTTTTGAAACAATAATGTTAAATTAGTCGGCGCGACAGGAATAACCTGCGGCGAAGTTTGTATAGCACTAAACGAAGGGCCGCTAATACCAGTCAACTGCGTGCCGCTACCTATAAATGCATTTGCCGTAACATCGCCAGTAACTGAAAGATTAGTTCCTATAGAAGCACTAGTGGCAATGGATAGATTGCCGCTTGATACTATATAAGCACCTCTCACAGGCCCAGTAGAATACAGATCGCTGCCTTGGACTGCGCCTGCAGTGAGAAATGCGCTGCCCTGCACACGCTGTGTGGCCACAACATTGCCTGTGGTGGTGATGTTTCCACCCACGATATTGCCAAAAGCTGTGACGCCGCCCACAGTGGCTTCTAATGTATAACCAGTGACTGCACCATTGGCTGTTAAGTTACCGCCTGTGATAGTACGACTGGAATTGATGACACCATTGGTGACAATGTTCCCGCCCTGGATGTTTCCGGAGACAGTGACCGGTCCAGAAAAAATACCATTGGCTCCTATGATTGACGCAGTGGTGGTGACATTGCCGGTTAAGCTGGTCAATGCTCCTGTGTATGTCGGCAAGTAAGAGGCCACATTGGAATTACCGTAATTGTTGCTATCGATGCTGCTCAATATAGAAACACCGTTGGCCCAATAATAACCCGGCGCATACATGCCGCCTGATAATGTGCGTATATTTCCAGATACTATTAACGATGTCAGCTGACCCACGGAGGTGATCACAGGCTGTGCCGATGCAGTCACAGTGCCGGCAGTGTCGGCCGCTGCTTTGACATTGGCGAAGTTGGCATCCAGTTCGCTGAGGGCTATATTGCCAGTTTGATTGGCAAAGATGTAAGGTACTGTCATTTTAATCTCTCAGCATATTTATGCGTAATTGTTTAGCCAGACCACGGCGTTGCCTGAATCGTTGTTCCAGGTGACACTGCTCAATCTAACGTTGCGCCATATGATCACAGGATTGGGCGTGGGTGGCGGCGGCCCAGGTATGGTTGGGGTGGGATCGATGATATTGATCTTGGGGAACAACAGGTATCGATCAAAATCATCTGTGCCGGTGTATTGATCAGCAGGACTGACGAAGGCTGTGCTGCCACCATCAAACACCGTGGGTGTCCTTGCTGTGCTATTAGTGTCCAGTTGGTAAGTGCTGGAGATCTGATTGATAGCCACTGTGGCATTGGCAGGCAAAGCAGCACCTGCAAAAATAGCTGGATTGGCACCCGAAGCCGTGCGGATAATCACACTGTTTGGCGGGTCGATCTGCTGCCAATAATATCCGTCGGAGATAGCTGTTCCGGCCGGCACATCTCTCAAGCTGCGATAGTAAAGTCCCCCGGTGGTCACTGTGGCATAGGTGCCATAAGAATCCAAAGAGTTCCAATCTCTGATATTGGTTTCTGGAATACCTCGGCTGTAACTCAGTTGCCAACTGTTGCCAGTTGTGCCGGACTTCCAGTAAGGGATCACAGTGCCATTGACAGTGACCACCAACTTGCCCGTGCCTGACTGGGCTTGGAATCCCCAGGCTTCGGTGATACCGTCGGCAGTGTAAGAATTGACCTGCACCACTTGCCCAGTGGTATTCAAAGAAAAAATATTGTCTCTGTACTGGAATTGAGTGTGTAAATCAAAAGTAGTGGCAGCAGGCGCTGAGCCATCGGGCGATAGCCAAGTACCAATGGCAGGATCCCAAAGATAAGTCTGACTGCGATCCAGTTCATAACGATCGGCTTTGAAGTCAATCTTATTGAGTTGATCACCAAATCTCGTGCGGATGTTGTATGCAACCCTGTCACCTTGCCCGGGCTGCAGATAAGCTATGACCCAGGCCGGAGTGAATCCCAATGTGCGGCCGTCACTCTGCTGGCTGGTCATCCACAGAGGCAGCGCAGGTGTAAGGGGTGGAGATATCTGTCCCACGACCGAAACCACTTGATCTCGCATGTTTATGAGACTGTTGGGATAGACAACACTTATCTCTGTGCTGTCTCCTTGGTTGATGGGATAAGGCAGCGTGACCTCTTTGCCCACGCTCTCGCCTTCGTTGTTGACGAGATCGTCGATGATAGATGAATACACCACATCATAGATGTAGTTGCCTGCACTGTCAATGGCTCGAGCTGTGCGTATCTCTCCCAGGGTTAGATTCTTCCAGTAATGATTTAGCTCCAGGCTTTCAACATACTCTTCCAGTGCCACAGCATTCAGTCCATAGGCATGATCATAGACCACGTCCGCTGCCACACCAAAATTGGGGTCATCAGATCGGTAAACCAAGGCATTGGGTATGATCTCTTGATTCTGTACCAACTGTTCGATCAGAGCACGATCATCCTCAGGCGGCATTGCCTTGATGTAGAGTTTCTGATAGGGTTCATTGAAATACCGCACGACTTTTATGCTGAACCTGCGGAACACACTGATGGCGTTGTTCACCGACCTAGTGGTTATGGTTGCGGTAGCTGTGACTCCTGCGCCACCTCCCCCGCTGAAACTCACTGTGGGCGGTGTGGTGTATCCATTGCCAGGATTGCCCACAGTGATGGCAGTGACCACTCCGTTTTCTATCACTGGCGTACCGGCTACTGCACCCGATCCTCCCCCGCCGGTGATGGATATAAACGGAGATCCGCTGTAACCAGATCCACCAGAGGATAAGTTTATTGCCGTTATAGCTCCTGAAACTATCGTGGCGCTGCTGACAGCTACACCTGTTCCACCACCGCCTATGATGACCACTGAGGGTTGGCTGGTGTAACCAGAGCCGCCCGACGACACAGGTATGCTGGTAATGACCCCGTTGCTGATGGTAGCAGTGGCAGTGGCCTGCAAAGCACCATCCACTGCTGAAGGAGCAGACAGCGTGACTGTGGGCGCAGTGGTATAACCTGATCCACCAGAGACGATATTGATGCCACTGACTTCATAGTTGACCTGCTCGGTCTGGGCCGCAAATGCGTTCACTGTGAAATGATATTCGCTGTCAAAGGTAGTGTCTCCTGCATCTATGGTCGTTTCACCTTGATCCAGCGCGAAAGTTATAAAACTCACACGGCCGGTGATGTGCCCCGACGGTTGCAGAGTAAGTCCCTGCGGCAATCTGCTGTCGCTGCCGCTCTGCAGCTGATAAGTCAGCGCTCGTCCACCTCGGTTGACTGCGGCCACTGCCAAGGTAGAGATGCTGCCATTGAGGATGCTGCCGAGGTCGGGGTCAGTCAACCAGGTTACCTCGGTATTGATATTACCAGTGATGGTCAGTGTGTAATAGTAGAAGTCGGAGATCACAGTGGGATCACCGGCTTTGTAAACGCGAATGGCAAATTGATAAGTGAATTCTGTGGCGCCTTGGTCAGGGATGTAACCTGTGAGCCATCCTGTGGTTTGATTTAGCGTCAGCCC